CTGACATCACTTCAATGACTGGCTTGGATGACGATGGGATTCCTTTAGCCAAAGTGGCTAATGCTGCAAGTGATGGAGCTAATAGTGACATAACTTCTTTAACAGGACTTACAAGTGCGGGAGCTTTGCCAAGTCTTACTCCTGTCACAGACTCAGCAGCAAACTTCGCAGCAAACTTTACCGGAGCTAATCTTTACGGTGGTACGTTCATTTGCAACGTAACCGGCACTTGTCAACTCCCGCTAATGGTAGCAGGAATGAACTTCACCATTATAACACTCGGAGCAATAGAGGTTATCGTGGATACAAATGCTGCTGACGGATACTTAATGGATGGAACAACAAACGCTGAAGGCAAGAACATTACGAACTTGTCAACCGCTGGAGATATAGCAGTCTTTCAATACTACACAGCCGATGATTGGCTTATCACTACTAATGGTTGGACACCGGAGGCTTAAGCTATGACTATTCAATTAGCGCATAAAGCGGTGTTAGCAAGGATTAAAGGCAGTGGTGCAGCTTATATGGAAGCCACAGGCGGTACAATAACCACAGACGGTGACTATAAGATTCATTCTTTCACTTCTGACGGTACTTTTACTGTAACGACTCTTGGTGATATTGGAACTGTTGAGTATCTTGTTGTTGCTGGTGGCGGTGGCGGTGGTGGTTATTATTATGCAGGCGGTGGTGGTGCTGGTGGTTATAGAAATAGCTATGCAAGCGAAACCTCCGGTGGAGGAGGAAGTACAGAGACCCCATTAAGTGTAACCGCACAAGCGTATCCGATTACTGTAGGAGCCGGTGGGGCCGGTGGGGTCGGTGGCACAGAGGGTATTCGTGGCACAGATGGAGGGGATTCTATTTTTAGCTCCATTACTTCCGTTGGGGGCGGCGGTGGTGGTTCAATATCTGGAGCTGCGAACGGTAATGCTGGAGGTTCAGGTGGTGGCGGAGGAAAAGACAGTGGTGCAGGTGGTGCAGGAACTGCTAACCAAGGGTACGCAGGCGGCTCCTCCGGAAATGTTGCGTCTGGTGGTGGTGGTGCCAGTGAAGTTGGTGGTAATGGAGAGTCTTTAATAGGTGGAGATGGTGGAGATGGACTATCTTCATCAATAACAGGTTCACCAATAACAAGAGCTGGCGGTGGAGGTGGTGGAAGTTGGGGTGCTACAGGAGGATCAACAGGAGGCTCTGGCGGGGCTGGCGGTGGTGGTGTAGGTTCAGATCAAGACCCATTAGTACAAGCAGGAGATGGAACAGATAACACAGGTTCAGGTGGTGGCGGAGGAAATGGCGGTAGTGCAACAGATGGAGGAAATGGCGGTTCAGGAATAGTAATAATCCGATATCAATACAAATAAGGAAACCATGACAACAATAAAACAAGCACTAATACAATACTACAGCCCAGGTACAGGTGGGCAGCAATGAAAACAATTAAAGACTATCTCATAGAAGGCGGGTATTACCATTTTACTCAATACGAACGTCTATACGCAGATTGCATAGCTTGTTTCGGTCAGCCAGACAGCGTACAGCTTCAGATGGTTTCTATCGCTGTTAAAGAGAAATGCCCGAAGCCTTCAATCCATCCAGATATTTTAATTGCTGAAATACTCAATCCGATGGGGTTGATAACAGGGGATGAATTAGTGGCGTGGCTTGCAGGGGATTGGTCAATGTTTAAAGCTCAAGGTTACGCTGATATTCTTAATCCTCCTGTTCCTGATTTGGGAACAATGAGAGAAATATCAGTTTATGAAGCAAGGCAAAAGATAAGAACACTCACAGGTATTCATCCCTTTGATATTTACGAAGATGATATGATTTTCAGGTTAATTAAACCAGAGATGATTAAACCTGTTTGCGTTGCTAATCCAGCAGACAGACGATTATATATTGAAGAATCCCACGACTGCGATGACTTTGTTAATGAAACAACTGGATGGTTGTCAAGGTGGAACTACGGCAATCTGGTCTTTGGCAAAAGGTCTGATGTAATATTAAGGTATGAAGGGCAGGATATAATTAAACACGCAATCACTCATATCCTTGATGACAACATGGATCTATGGATGTACGATCCACAAGTGGAAACTTTTGTTTGGAAATATGGTGAAAAACCGCCTTATTCCAAATATGATGAAATAAGAATTTTAAGGATGACGGTGTAAATAAGGAGATATTATGCAATGGTTAAAAGAAATGAAACCAAAAACTAAAATGTTTGCAATGGGCTGCATTACTACTATTGCTCTTGCTCTTATTATTGCTGCAGCATACTCAGGTGACTTAGATTTATTAATTAGTTTATTTGATAAAGTGGAGGCTAAGAAATGAAACAGATGCCTTATGGTATGGCCAGAGACTTAATGCTTCCCGGAGATGCAATTGCGTTTAATGGGACAGGTTTAGCTTCTTCAATAATTAAAGGTTATACTAAATCTAATGTCTCTCACATTGGTACTATCCTTCAAGTCAAGATATCCAATACAACTATTAAACGAATTAATCTTATTATTGAGTCTACCAGTATTGGTGATGGTTTTGCTGGTGTACAGATTAATCAGATGAGTACCCGGGTTAAAGCCTATAAAGGTGGGATGTGGTGGCTACCATTATCCAAGTCAGCCAGAGCTTTATTTGATGAGGATAAATTCTTTACCTGGATGAGAGCCCAAGAGGGTAAGCCTTATGATTTGGTTCAAGCATTGGGTAGTGCCATTGATTTCCTGCCTGATCAGAAAGAAGACTTTGATAAGCTTTTCTGTTCAGAGCTTTACGCTGAGGGTATGGAACGAGCAGGTGTTATTGGACCAATTAATGCAAGTGAGATGACTCCAATAGATGATTGCCTGCTTCCAATATTTGATGAAACAAAACAATTAACCGGTGAACCAAAAGAATTAATGTAATACGGAGCTGACAAATGGCAGATATATTATTATTAGAAGATGGTTCCAATCTACTCCTTGAAGACGGTTTTAGTCTTGAATTAGAAAAGACATTTATTGACCTTACTACATCTATTGAAAACACTTCAGTTACTACTGCTATTGAAATAACCCACACAAGGGCCATAATAGTCGATTTAAGCAATGTTTCTGCTTTACTGGATGTATCCCCTACGGTAACCCGGAACCTCTCTGTAATGGCATTAAATACATCAACTCTACCAGGAGGAGATACTTTAGCATTAGAAAATGATAATAATTTATTACTAGAAGATGGGTTTAAGCTTATATTAGAAACAGGAATAGACCAACAAATTACTATAAAGTATATTGTTGATTTAAATAATATTTCTGTAATTACTGCTTCTGATATAATTATCACAAGACCAGTAGTTGCTGATTTACAGAATACCTCTGCTCTAACTACAGTAGATCCAACTACAGTTAGACTGCTTACCACCAGTCTTGCTAATGCTTCAGCTACTACAGCCATAGATCTGAAAAAAACTTTGAACCAAACAACAAACTTAGCTAACGCTTCATCTACCACAGGTATTGTAGTACCAACGGTAACTCGGAGTATTACAACTGTTTTACTAGATGATACACTTACTTCAGATATTGATTATCTGTATGTTTTTTATTTGGTTTCAGCTTTGGCTAATACTTCAGTTACATCTGGAATTGATCCGACAGTTAAAAAAACAATAACTGCTACTCTAACCAATCTTTCTGCTGTAGCTGGTATAGATAAGACGGTACCTAGAGTTTTTGTTGCAGCATTACTTAATGCTTCTTTAACTGCTGATATTGATAATTTATTTGATGCTCAGTATGATCGAATCATACTTGAAGATGATTCTGGTTTTCTCTTATTAGAAGATGGGTATGATTTAATAATGGAAACAAGGGAACGTTTCCTTCTTGTTAATCTTGCTAATAGCTCTTTTACTACCGATGCTGGTCTTGTTGCTAACATTAATTTATTGGTTGATCTGGTTAATGCTTCAGCTGTAACTACTACTGACCCAATAACTACTAGAGATATTTTATGTGCTTTAACTAATACTTCAGCAGTTACTGATATAGATTGGGAAAGACTTGCTAACATTATTGTTAATTTAGCTAATACCTCAACTGTTACTGCTATTGATTTACAATTTACCAGGGACTTATTAACTAATATAAATAATCTTTCTATTACTCCTGGCATTGATCCAATAGTTAATAGACTGCTGTTAGCAGTTATAAATAATTTATCTGCTACTACCGGAATAATCCATGGATTTATAAGATCTCTTGTTACAAGCCTGGCTAATGCTTCGGCTACAACTGCAATTGATCATAAAATATATTTACAGTTAATTGCTGATATTGCCAATGCTTCCAGTGTTACTGATGTTGATAAAATTTTTATCTACCGATTGATTACTAATTTAGTTAATACATCAAGTACCACTGGTATGGATGCTAATGTTATCCGTCCATTGATTACAGAGATTTTAAACACCAGTAGTACCAGTACAATTGATGATGCTTTAGTTTTAAATTTACTTATGGCTTTAGAAAATGATTCTTTAACAACTGACATCACAATGGAATTCTTATTAAACTTGGTTGCTGCTTTAGCTAATCAAAGTTTAACTACTGATGACCTGGCAATTATTACACATATATTAATTTTATTGCCAACAGATGTTTTAAGTTTTATAACCAGCCAAGACCTTTTGACTATAATAAATGCCACTGATGCTTTAGCCTTAAGTGTTACGCAAGATAATATGATTGTAAATATTAATTAAACAGGAGAGATTATGGGAACTTTATCCGATTTTGCTACAACTGAGCTTGTAGACCACATTTTTAAGGCAGCATACACTCCAGCTGCAACTTTATATCTTGCATTGTGCACTGCAGCACCAACTGCTGCGAGTACCGGTTCAACTATTGTGGAAACTGATTACACTAATTATGTAAGAAAATCTTTTACCGTAACTTCTTTCAATGCAGCTGCTTTAAGAAAGATTGTTCAGGCATTGGATATTGAATTTGCTCAAGCTGGTGGAGCTTCTGGTAGTGTTATTACTCATTATGCTATCTGTGATGCCGCTTCTGCTGGAAATATGCTTGCTTTTGGTGCATTTAACAGCTCTTGGAATGTTGTGAATGGTAACACCCCAAAGATTCCTGCAGCTGAAATAGAGATATCAATTGGTGCCTCTACCAATGGCTTTACTGATGTAGCAGTACATCAAATGTTAGATTTAATGTTTAGGAACCAACCCTGGCCTTCTCCTAATGCAACTATTCATTTTGGTTTGGCTACTGCTACTATTTCTGATTCAGATGGTATTGGGGATGTTACTGAATGCTCTGGTAATAATTATGCCCGGGAACCTGTACCTGCTTCAAGTATCGATGCAGCTTTACAGGGAGTAACCCAAAACAATACAGGAATAGTGTTTAATATTCCTTCTGGTTCATGGGGCTTGGTAACCTCTCTCTTTATTATTGATGATCTGTCAGGTGTTGGTGGTGATCTGCTGGCATTTGATAATACCAACATAATTGATCAGACTCCAACCACTGGTGATACAGTTCAACTGGTAGCCGGCGCCTTTGATGTAGATCTTGATTAAGGAGTAAATTATGGTTGCTAAAGCAATAATATATGAAGATCGTAGTAACCCTATTTTGATTACTTTGGTTAAAAATGGGGTTACTCTACCTGAATTAGATATGAATAATATAACTAAATACGAGATTAAGTATCAGGATACTTATTATGATTCAGATACGTATCCTCTTGCTTTTGTTGATGACGCTCCTAATGGCCAAGTAACAATTAAACCGTATTCTCTTGGTTTAGCTGCTTCCAGAAAGAAAGGAGATTTAGTAGAGTTTATTGTTTATGATGCTGCTGATAATGTTGGTGGCTTACTCTGGTCACAATTTACTCTTATTGTAAAAGATGATGCAGTTTTAACTACATAAAAGGAAAACAGTATGAAACGTGCACTTTCAATTTTTATCTTATTACTTGGTCTGGTACCCTCACTTGTTTGGGGGACGATTACTACTACAGTAAAAACAACACTTAACGTTTCCAGGCATGTACCTATTATTGCTGCAGCTGATATTGATGTAAGAGCAATTGGTACTGCAACTGGTGCAGGTATCGCTTATAGTTTTGAAGGTTGGGTAGAATAATTTAACGCACACCGGAGCTGATTATGAGTACCCCTCAATTACTTAAAAGACGTTATACTGATCATCTGACAAAAGCATCAGATCATGATATTCTCATTGAACTATCTACTAAAATGACTGCGGTATGTTTAGCCCATACAGTAACTCAAAAAGATTTAAAAGATTTTATGAAAAGAAGTGAAGACAAATGTGACGAAAGAATCGGTGGTGTGTATACCAAGATTGACGACAAAACCAGTAAACAAAGTTCATTTAAAATTATTGGTATTGCCGTTGGTTTATTTGTTATTCTGTTTGGTGCAATGGGAATTAATAGAGTTTTTACCACTAGTAATGCTGTACTAATAGCAAATAACGCAAAACATATTGAAAGGAATGCCAAAGCATTTATTGCTTTGGCTGGGCAACACAAGCATTCTAAAGATTTATCCAATCTGCAGGGTTCTGACTGATTCTATCTATTTGAAGGTGTATATGGGGGAGCATGTCTTCTCCATACATCTTTGAAACATCCTGAGCAAATCCAATAACCATTCCTTCTCGTATAGTATTCCCAACAATTTCTGATAGTGGTTTAAAGTAAAATAATTTAACTGTCATGGCTTTACTGGTAATAACCAGGCCACTATACTCCTGTCCCACGTAAGGTATCGCTATACGGGTTATTTCACCTGAGATAGGTGCTACTACTGCTGCGCCCGGAATAACGATATAATCAGTACCTCGATGCTTTCTGTGGCCTCTGGGAGCACCATATACACCACTACCCATTGAATCCATTCTTATTTCATTTGAACCAGTTGGTGATCTCATCTGTATTTTTCCTCTAAAAATATTTTATTAACATTCTTTCTACCATAACAGAAAAGCATTACATTAAGGAAAATTACAAAACAAAGTGTAATTAAATTCTCAATAAAGATCTTCATCTCTTTTCCTTTAATCCTGGATGTCGTTTAATATGTTTTATGATTGCTGAAGATCTTAAAGGAACATATTTCTTCCTCAACTCATGCCAATATTTCTTTTCTTCTAGTTCAGTTGTTTTAACCTGATTACAGGCTGAAAGTAATAGAACCAAAAATATAATAAATAATTTATTCATTTCTTTTTCTTGTAATATGATTTCTTTGGTTTAAGGGCTTTCTTTTTATTATGATTTGGCATCCCTTTACCAGTACCATCGTAAGCACCAAAGTCTGGTACTTCATGGTAATGACCACCTTTAACTAATGGATCATGCTCTCTTCGCATCCGTTGGACCCGTTCCCATTCTTTGCTACTTTTCATTAGTTACCTGCTCTGCTCTAATATCAGCTTCTGCTTTAGTTGTAAAACAACGTTTACCACCAGAATAGCAGTCCATACTTATAAGAGCACATTTGTGACTAAAGGCACAAGAAGATTCAAATAAAGTAGCCTCTTGGCCTATCTCTTGAAGTTTAAGTTCAAGTCGAGCCAAAGCATTCCATGCAAGGTGGGCTTCATGCAGTAACCCTGAATCCAGATCAAGCGGTTCTAAGGCCTCTTTGAGGTAATGGCGTATCATAGCATCAGAATATCTTTCTTGGCCATTCTTGACGTGTTTCCAGCCCCCTCTGCTGTACTTATTTGCACCAAAGGTGGCTACCTCCAGAACTGCAGTAAGGGCTAATGAAAATTGTTGAAGTATTCCAGCCAATAATTTACCTTGGTCTAGTTTAGCACCTGGATCATGTTGATCAATGTTATTAGGATCTTTTTCTTTTTGGTTCATTTTTATAGGTCTCCTTATTTAGTAATAATTTAACCATTTTAAATTCTGGGTCATTTCTTATAGTTTCTTGGATCTGAAGTTTAAGATCTGCACGTAAGACATTCATTTCAGCTTTATTTTTATTTTGTTGCTCCTCTAATGCCACCACTAATGCTTGTACGTGTGCACCTAATTCTGTTAAAGACATATGTATATAAGTACAGATTTCATTAAGATCAGTCATTACAATTCCTTACCTAAAAGGTTGGGATAATTCTTCTTTAAATTCTTTCACTGACAAACCATGAAGACCTGAATAGACCGTACCATCAACTAAATAAGTACGCAACCAAGTATTATAACCTGATAATTTAACCTTTTTATTTTCCACAATTTCATTAAAAGAATACCAAGTGTTCTTATTCTTTCTTCTGTGTGTATTAACTATTTTTATAAAATCTTCTGATTTCATAGCTCTCCTTTTTGAAACAGTAATTTAATCATTTTAAAGTCTGGATCATTTTGAACCAATTCACTAATTTTAGCAGTGAGTGCCTGTTCAAGTTTAGCTACCCGTTCCTGTAAGTCAAGAACTGCATCACTACTTGCTACAGCTGTAGCTATTGTAATAGCATTTCTTGAAGTTACTCCAGCATTCAAAGCAGTTGCACTTATAGGACCATTTTTATTCATTACAGTTCTTTTAAGTCAAAGATTTCTACTTCTTCCGGAACTTTGTCTTCATGTACTTTGTTAAAATGCCCAAATTGGAATCTGCCTGTTTCAGGGAACCGATTATCATAGCCAACTTCGATGACACAGGGGAAGCTCCAGTTAGCTGGGTCGGTCTCTCCTTCTTTTGGTTTGAGACCTCCAACAGTACCAAGATCAACCATATTACCTTTGGCGTCATATTGACAAATTTTAAGGGCCCCAATAATACCAGCAGGTTTGTTATTAGCGTTTTCCCAACCATAAGCTATCACATCCTTTTCATTTTTAATTTTGATTTTGTATGCAGCTCTTCTAACCGGTTTACCATTCATGGTAACTTCCATGGCTTTAGTAGTATCCCAGATAACAAAACCTTCAATTAATTTTTGATTAGCAGTAGCTGCATCAATAACAGCTTTAACTGTATTCAGACCAATATTTTGTGGTTGAAATATTAATTGCTGAGTACTGAGTAGTGGAACAATCTTTTCAATTAATTTTAACATAATTTCATATGGTTGGTTCCAAAGTTGAGCACCATTATAATAAAGGATTCCAAACACTGCAGCTTTAATAGAATATAGCGGGTCCTCTTGCAGTGCATGGCTCTTGGTCAAGTCTGCTTTAAGAGTTCCCCCGCTATTATTCGTTTTGGCTACCTTACTTGCATTCTTAAGACATGTCATGTGAGGTAGATTCAATAATGGATCAATACATAATTCAACTGCAAATAAAGAGTTAGGAGGATATTTTTCATCTAAAATTGTTTGTACTATTTTAGGATACTTAGCTGTATGGTTATCCCAGCGCCTGGTGTATATCTCAACATTGCCTTTTGAACCAATAACAACATAATGACATCCGCCGTTATACTTTACAAATATTCTGGCATGGCCTGAAGCCAATAGGGTACCCATTGCTGCATCAGATATCTTTGCAGTTGGTTTGGAAAGACAGAAAGATTTAGGAATATTATCCAGGTCAAGTTTAGATAAGAAATCAGGTAGTGCTGGGATAGCATCTAAAGATGGGGTGGGTACATAGCCTTCTTTAATTTTTTTATTCCAGATATATTTGTATTTAGCCTCTGCAGCTTCTTCAGGTGATTGCTCATTAGCTTTGCCAACATTAATTGCTTCATAGGTGTTAACAGTACCTTGACATACACCACCAATTAAACCCCATTCCCGGGTTAATGTTGCACCATTAAGAGCAAATTGGATAAATTTAATTTTACCATTGGTATTCTTTTGAATTAAATAAGTAATAGTTTCCATTATTTCTCCATTGATTTAATAAGTGCATGGAATTCTTTATCAAGAGTAGGATCAAAATTTCGACATCTTTCTTTTGCTTCTCCTTCCCTGGCATAAAATAAACCTTCTAAGAAATCATGTTCTTTTTGTGACTCAATAGTTAAAATATATGGAATAAATGGGATAGGTTCTCTTTGAATTTTAGCCATTGGTACTCCTTTTTTAAATAGATCCCCTATATTTCAAGGGGATCATTTGATTAGTTAATTAATTGTTATGGGAGTGGTTTATCAGTAAATAGGATCCAGCCAATAAAACCTAAAGCAAGACTAATACCAAATATAATTATAAATGGAACACTTAATAAGAATAAGAAACCAAAAAAAGCAATTAATATCAAACTCCCAATGATTTTAACATCATCCCAGAGTTTCCACATGATTAAGTATTAAACAACGAATCAACGCCTGATCTGACCGTAGATGTCTGAGGCACTGGGGTTCCTTCAACCACTGGATCACTGTTTGGTTCTTTAGCTTTATCTTCTTCTTCAGCTTTTTGTTTAGCTGCAGCATCTGCTTTCATTTCAGCCTGAGAACGTCTTTTACGTTTAGGCTTGGCTGGCATTGGTTTAACTTCAGGTCCTACATGTTCAGCAATTGCACCACCAACAGTAGTCGGTCCTTCAATAAGACTGTCACTGACTACATTGCCAGCATAGTCTTTAATGGCCTGAATAATCCCAGCTTCAATGATAGCACCACCATGCTTTTTAATGGTTTTAAGGATCTTGTCCTCGTTAATACTGATTTCCATATTTTAATCTCCTTATAATATGAATTAATGATAAAGGCCCTACTGTTTAATAGGACCTTTGGTAATTTAAAAACTAATCCTGGAAGAGTGAATCTGCTTTAGCAGTGGTTCCACCAGTAGCAGTCTGGACTTTATTGGCTTTAGGGGCCCCACTAACTACTCCTGCTTTAGCTGCAGATTTGTCTTTAACTTTTCCTTCCCAACGTTCAAGCCAGGTATCTTTAAAAGTAGCTGGTTTTTTAGCCCGGATTTCAGTAATGGTACGGCCATCAGTATGGAAAAGCTTATCTACTTCATTTTCAACTCGGGTCTCACCGGAAGGTACATATGCTCCAGTATCATTTTGAACATTTTTATCAACAATCTGTTTAATGACACCGGCAGTAATTTCTTTGTCAATCAGCTCTACAATCATGTCAACGTCTTTTGGTACTTCTTTTTTCTGATCATAATCATAGAGATTAATGGTTTTGGTTTCAGTTACCATCTGGTTAATGCCTTTGTTGCAAGTCAGCAGGGCAATACCATTAGCTTGGTTAAAACCAGGTAAGTAGTGTTTTTCTTTAGTCTTCTTGTTGATATAGAAATTCTTCTTACCTTTGTCCTTGCCGGAAGTCATCCAGAACTGCTGTCTGATTCTCTGTTTAGTTGGGGTCTCAAACAGAATGTTTAGGGCCATGGCTTCACCTGCTGAGATGGTGATATAAGCAAATATAACCTTCAGCAGATATAGACCACTCTCTAAGGGTGAAAAACTGGTTCCAACGGAATCAGTTTCTTGCTGGATGTCTTTGTCATCAGTTGTTAGTTGATCAAGTAAACTCATACGGTATTCTCCTTGTTAAAAATTAAAATCAATTACACATAGTATTTATGTAATCGATCCATTAAAAATTGTGCATTGTTATCAATGAAAGTTTCTTGTTGGGTCCACATACCCATACTGGCACGGATCCTTTCATTGACTGTTTCTTTGGTTAATTGGGTTTGGTATACATACTTAAATCCTAAAGTTTCTTCTTCAGGTGTAACAGTAAGTAGTGGATTCTTAAAGTTTGTCAGTTTATTTACCGTTATGGTTCGTGCGCTCACAATAGTACTGAAATAAGCCTCAACACCATTTGCTTTTAAAGCACCCTTAATAGGTACCTTTTTCTCAAGAACCATATCTGTCTCATTAAGGATTGACTGAACATGGGCTGTGAATATGATATTCTTTGTAGACTTTGCAACATGTTCCTGCATAAGTTTTTTAAAGAATTTTTGGTATTCGGCCCATCCTTTCATTGTATCAGTTATCCGGTCATCCAGAATAAACTGTAACTCACACATATCCATTAAAAAGGTTAAACTATCAATTACAATAGTATGAATATCAGGTTTGGATTCAGCATGTACTAATCCCTCATGAACCTGGTAAGGATTGGTAATATTAAACTGTTGAAATTTAGCTGGAAATGGTAATTTTTTATTCCTTATATTCATATTAGTTCGTTACGCTAATATCGAGCTTTTAACTCTGCTCATACTTTCATATGAGAGTAGACTATATCATACGTATTTCTACGTCCCACCGCTTCCACCCACTTGGGTGTACTCTACTTGCTTATCTTATATAAGATGCTTTCGATAGTCGTTGAACGTTACTTAATGTGTTGATAGGACTGTCTTTTTACAATTTTACTCATGGCGGCGATACTAACATTAAATTGTGTAGCTAATGCAGTACAACTAAAATTTTTATCTCTTGCAATATATACTTTTCTAACATATTTGACTTCATCAGGAGTCAGTTTAGATTTATTCTTTAAATTTGCAAGACATTTAGCTTTAATTTGGGCACTACTATATATGCGTTTTAGCCCAAGACATCCTTTATTTATACCAATTCTATAAGCATGTTGGATATTTTCTTGGGCTGTACACCATTCCAAGTTTAAAGCGCAATTATTTAGTTTGTTACCATCAATATGGTTCACTTGAGGCTTATTACACGGATTAATTACAAATACTTTAGCGATTAATCTATGCACCATAAAAGTTTTTTTCATAATTCCTACTGATAAATACCCTCTATTATTGAGAGTATATGTTAGTTCCCTTTCAGGTTTTGTTATCATGTGGAATTTTCCTGTATGTTGCATACCTTTTCCCACAATAGGTATTTTAAGCTTACTTTGGGAAAAGATCTTACCTCTTTCGGTTATTCTGTAAATTCCAGTTTCAGTTTCTTCTATGTATTCTTTCATACAATTTCTCCTTTATTTAATTGAGAAGTTGTTCAAAGTACCATATTTAAACTGCTCTGTCAAGACACGTTAAGTCTTCGCTGCTGATTGCCCACAACATTATTTGTTTGGGGTTTCCAGCAATTCAATGGGTTTAACGAAGCCAATTATTTAGCTTCACAATTGAAGTAATATACATTTTGGGGATCTTTAATATCCCGTAATGATGCTGATTTACCACCACCACTTGAACCAACAATTAATACAAGATTATCATTTTGATCGACCACACTTAACCTCCTTTATAGTTTATGGTTTTTCTCTTTTAATAATTGCTTTAGATACTGTTCTCATAATAGTATCATCAATTTCTTTATTCGGCAGACTGTCAGGTAACCCGGCATTAAGTTTCTTAACCTGGGTTTCAACTATATCTACTGGATAGCCCATATCCACTAAAACTAAAGCATAACGGACTAATTGGTTGTTACGGCCACCCATAGTAGAATTCTGTACAAACCAACGCTGTATATTACTTAAAGACTGGTATGTTTGAATTGTTTTCTTTCTTTCATCATTCTTACTGGTTCGAGGAATGAATAATCTGGCATCAATTAATTTAATACCAGTATTGTAAGTAAAGAAGTGTTTATGGGTTAGCCATTTACGGCATCTGTCTTTTGCCTGGATGTCCACATCAAATGGTAACCATTCAAATATATTACACATGAACTCACTGTAATCATCTGTGTCCAGTGTTAACCGGTAATTCATTGGTAAGATTATTCTGAATCGATGATGAACTGGTGTATGACGTTTTGTAGTATATAAGAAGAATTTGTAGTCTTCTAATAATTTTGAAGCTGCTTCAATAGTAACGCCTTTATCATCTATATCCAAAACAATTAAATCAAAGCCTGGCTTAAGGGTATCATTACTTCGATGGCCATTCATGGTAAAATGGTTGATCCAATTATGATGAGGCAATTGAGTTAAGATGTGCATCTTGTCCCATGGTGCTGGATCATTTGCATAATTATCTGAGATGTCTGCACTATGAGCAATTCGTAAAGCTCCTAAATCAACTCTTTTAAGGGTCTCGCCTGTAATGAACTCAATACCATTATTCGTAACATGTTTAATTACGATATGGTTACGATAACCCCAATCAATAGCATATTGCATCATCTCTTGTTTTACTTGATTAGAACCACGATAGAATGGCAAGTCTTCAAACAGATCGCCATGGGTAACCTCTCGGCCGATACTGGCAATATACTTAGCTAATTTTACATAAGCCCTGTCCCGGGTTAACATACGATTAAAAGCTTTACCTGATTCTTCGATCATATGAACTGCATGATAAAAATTATCTTCAGTGATTTCTACTTCATTACCAATGAATGCATAACAGCCAGCTAACTTAAGGGCTTTAAAGTATCGATGAGCCATCTCTGCTTTAGCCGTCTCTTCATGCTCACCCATCTTTTCAGCTAAATCTTCACAATACATGGTATACTCAATAATTAGGATACTTACTTTTTTGGATACCAATAATGTTTTATTATAATTGGCTATGTTAGCCAGTTCCCCAAAAGCAATTGAGGTATCTGATATAAAATCACTTATTGTAGCATCCGTTAAAGAGTTATACCGTTGTTCAGGTGTTAAGGTTTTGTCTTTTTTGGTTGTTTTAGTGTAACCAAAGATACATCTACGAGCATAACCGGTTTCCAGAAAAGAATCATATTCAGCTTCAGTTCGGCCACCATCTAATAATTTACTGGGTGTACCAAATAGTAAAAGATTAGTAGGCGTCCTACCATCAATCTCTTCTGCTCTAAGGTTTTCTTTTGTATTTTTGGTTAGCTTCTGTTTGATTTTACCAACATCAAATAGTTCCAGGAAAGAAGAGAGTACATCAGCATTACCTAATAGATTGCTGCCAATCTCATCTATCTCCAGATTCATTGAACCAATACCACCCATTAATAGTTTATACCGCATCTGTTTGATAGCAGCAGTAGTGCCTGAATCAAATGAGAAGGCTAAGGCGCCTAAAGCAGCAAATTCTGATTTAACTCTCACTTCAACAGTATCTGGATCCTCATTATGTACAAAGGCCCGTTCTACTGCCAGTTTGGCTAAGTTTTCAGCTGATACAATTGGTTCAGTTACATCAAAGAATGTTGATCTGAACTTATCAATTAACTGCTCTTCAATTATATTAGTTGAATGGCCTTTACCCTGTCCACTGGGCGCTAAATTAATTGCATACAGATTTACAGGTATTTCACCTCTATCCTGAGTAGCAATCTTAACCCGCATCATAGCTGTAATCTTTGCAAGATAATAACTGATTAATACTCTGAAGAACATTGGATTGGTATTCTGGGTTTTCTTACAGAGTATGTCTACAATCTTTTCAGCAGTTGGATGAAAAGTTAACGTCTGTAAATCTCTCACTTATTCCTCCTTTAAGGTAACTGTAGTGTTCCATTGTTTAAATATGCATTTTTCTGAGTACACAGTTCATATGCGGTACAATAACCACATCGGCGTACTGTGCCCTTAAATTCTTTGATTAAGCCACAATTACCGTCTTTGAGTAGTCTGGCATGGGCTAAGTGGTAATCATCAAAATTTGCGGTACTCCTCTTCGTTTTAGTAGGGTTTTTGAAGTATTTATACACTGGTTTGCTCTGCCATAGTTCTTCATCAGTGCAAAGGGGTAATTCATGTTCTGGAACCAATTCTAAAGATTTAACTAATTGGATCTTCTGACGGATCCAGGATTCAGTTTCCGGAATAGATTTGAGCATTAATTTTTTGGGTACAATGCGAGATGCTGGGTAACCTCGTTTAGCCCTGATCTTTGAATCAAGCTTGGACCAATCAGTAAATACATATTGGATAAGCATATGATCTGCAGTAACAATATCAGGATTGAGCCAACGATAAATACTACCCTGTAATATTTTAAGTTCATCATCATGTGGATCTTTCTTCATGTAACCATATACACCAGTTGATTTGAAGTCTTCTATGATTCCTTCACCAACAAAATCATATTTACCACTGACAATATAGCCTTCAATGGTTTTATGTATACGCTGTTCCATATAAACTGGAATACAGTTAGGAACTGCTTGTCGGTCATTGTATGATGGGTTAATAACAATTCTATCAATTATTGCTTGTGGGTAACCCAGATCTTTTAATGCTTGTTTATAGTTTTTGATCCAAGCATTCTCGATACCACTATGAATAGCAGTACCCATTCTATTGGGTATATTCATTGAAATATCATATTCTGTTTCTTCTGGGTCTACAGCCTGGGCATCAGTAAGTCTACCACTTAAAACAATCATTCTGGCTGGTTTAAGTAGTCCAGTGACACTTATATGCAATTGCCCGGGAAAGGGATCTTTATCATAAGAATCGGTTACAAGCCATACGGCTATTGAAAGTGATTGGTTTTCTGTATTAGTATATTTCATAGTGCACTCCTCTTGTTCCATAGTTTTCATATATCATTAAATTACCTTTATCTCTGAGCCATTTAGCACAATCAGGGCATAAACCATAACCATTATCTCGATTCCACCATTGTCTGCCTTTTGTACATTTACCACAACAAGAACATTCTAATAGAATTACCGGATTAGACATTTCATATACTCCCAATAGATTATTTTTCCAAGTACAGATTCAGCCTCTTTATTTGTTATTGGTTCAATAAATTCTTTACGGTATGGTTCCCAACATATTTGATACATCTTTGATTTATCATTTGAACCAATAGCATTAACTAATGTAAAAGATTTTGGCTTTTTCATAGTAATCCTTTTAAACCAACCGGAGGTTGGCTATTATTAAATTAATCTTGATATATTATTTAGTGTAATATTTTAATCATCGGTGCGTTTTGCATTTTGGGCAAAAATCCCGGTGATATTGCCAAAGGTTATAGTTGCCACAACTTTTGCAAGTATAATAAGCAACCGCTGCATTTACTGATTGAGAGGCTTCTTTGATATCGCATCCGCACTCTCGTAATAGACATTTATGTTGGTCACAGAAAATCTTTTTATGCATGTTTTTGTCCTATCAATAACGTGGTTAAGTCGTGGGCGGGATTATTGCGCCAAAACCCGCACTACAAGTAGCTTTATGTATATTTATTCCGTTGCATACCTCACACTTTAGCCCATCGAGCTTCAACTGAGTATTGGACGGCTGTTTAGCATATTTAATGGCCATTTCTAAAGCTTTAACAAAAGAATCAATGCTCTTCGGTGTGTAGTGAGTACAATCATGGTAGAAATTTTCCTGAACGGCCTTCCACTTAATTAATAATTCTTCTAATTTTTTAAATTTATTCATAGTCCTCTCAATAAGTAGTTATACTGTTAATGTGTCTCATTTGAGACAGTCATCTAAATATATCATTTAGTTATAATTTTATTTAAGCCTTTTTTAAATATACGATAATCGGTGGGCCGGGTTTCAGGATGGGCTTTGTGGTCTTGCTTCATAATGATCATTCGAGCAGCAGCTGCCCGGGAGACATCAATAGCACTTTCAATAATATGCCATTGATCCCCAAATCTTTTAGCTATATAAAAATTATCTTCAGGTAAAACTGATTTACTATCTGGATCTTTAATAAGATTTGAATAGAGCGGTAAGATGTTCATGTCAGTCATGTGTTACTCCTTTTTATTTTAAATAGTCCCATATTCTAAGGGCTTCTTCTTGATGTCCCGGACAAAGTATCAGATTTGGGTTAATTATGTAAGAGCCTTTTTGAATTGGTTTAGTGCGGTCAATGGTGAATGCTTTTTTAATAATATTTTGTTTTTTTAATTCTAAGATCCTGGAGCTGAACATAGTCTTTTGGCTTTTATTCATCTGTGATGTTTTTATAAAAGAAATATTATTAGTAGGATTGCGGTTACTTTTTAATTGATTAAATAAAGAATAAGCTGGTTTAGACACTTGATCCAATAAATTAAAAATATCCAAGTTTGTTTCCTTTTTACTGTACATACTATTAATTCTCCCTATTGCTTGGAATTTACCGAGTTTTTCTTTATGCGTTTCACTGACAATGAGACGCTTACCTTTAATCTCAATAATATTAATGTTGCTTTGTATTTGTGGCATCTGTTATAGTGACCTCATTATTTAGAAAATAAGACTATTAAAGTATGGGGATACTGTGTCTTATTTCGTTTATGCCATCTTATCTGGTACCTGTTAAAAGATCAAGTATATATTTGAATTTTACTTTAAAAACAAAAATATATACTTGATTTTGTCTTTTGTAACTATCTGAATTTATTGCCAATAAACATTCTGTCATGTACACATATAGTATATAAAGAGGTTTTATATATAATTTATATGACCTTCCTGCTGTCGTAGACGCACTTACCGGTCGCCTTCGCTTCGCTCGCGCCCTCTGTGCTCACTCCAGCAGTCGGTCGGGAAGGGTGCAGAGGAGAGAGAGCTTTAGCTCGGGTCGACGATAGTACCCTGTACGACAAGACTGCGTGGAATTTAAATTAAATATTATTTAAATATATTATTAATCACATCGGAGTATCACTTGACCTATTTCAGATAAAGTATGGGCTGGCTGAATTACTTTACCTTGTCTGTATTCAGTAAGACAAACAGATTCTCTGTAGAAACCATAAATACCTCTATTATTAATTTCTTCGTATCTTCCATGCTCATCTGAAACATTTTCAGTGATATTATCGGGTTCTTGTTGGAGTTCAAGTTCTTTTAACCCAAAAGCAATTGGTAATGTCTTTTCAGCAGGCCATCGATGCATGTGTGGATGTTTTTCATATTTTCGGTTTATAAATCTTCCTACTTCAAATACACTCATATTATTAATCTAAATTATTTATTTTGGCTATGAGAGTCTTTTCAAATTCAGTAAGAGTAGGGAGGTAAGTGCATTTATTAGTGAAATCTATAGCAGGTACAGTCTTTCTTCGAATTTTATTATTGGGACAGGTCTCAGCATTCATGAAAGCTTTACATGCTCTACCAGCAGCAATAGATCTTCCTCTTTTTTTATTGAATTGATCTTTGTCACTACAGAAGGCAACTCCTCTAGCAACAGCCTTAAAAGTATCTTCATTATACATCAAAAATACTGCAGTGGTCTTAGGGCCCACTAAGGGCAAATAGTAAGTTAATTTTTTCATTCTTTTTCCTTTGGTTCAGGGTTGGTTGTAATAATCTCTTTAAATATCTCACTCAGCTCCTGTCTATGTGCCAACAATTCGTTTCTGAGTTCTGTGAGGGTAGTAGCATCACTTTTGAGTAAACGTCTCTTTAACACGTTATTTAAGGCTGATTCTATTGTAGGGTAATAAGTAGCATTGTAATATGTTTTTATTCCTTTTTTACTTATGAAGGGTTCTTTATCAGAAATTACAAAATCATTAGGTCCACTGCGTAATACAAGATCTCCTATTATAATATGCATAATATTTTCCTTTTTGGTTTAAAAGTAAGGGCAACTGGGAATCAAAGAAACTATATGAGGAAACTTTAATTTTAATCCCCCACCCAGTGTAGTGTTGCCCTTAAATTGGTTATCTTCTTTTATTTAAATACATTTTAATAATGTTACCGTTCTTTAAGGCATGAGCTGCAGCAACTGCATCAGCAATATGTTCAAATTTATTGGCTCCCATTGGTACACCCATTGGATGGTAAATATTATCTAAACGTTTAAGTTGTTTAGAATTTTTAAAATTAACCCTTTTAGTAGTAATATTCCAAGAATGCCGTTTACAAACCTTTATCATCATTTCTTTTTTAGAAGCTGTTTTTTTACCAGTAAAAGCTACTTTAACTTCTTCTGGGGTTGCCCATTCCATTGATAAATTAAGCATTGTAAATACAGCCACTGATACAGCCATACTGGCTGACATATCTCTCATTGCTGCTGAATTCTGACTGGCAAATCCTGGGCGTTCTCCAATGACTGCTTTGATCTTAAATGCTCTGATAACCCATTCAAGATCAACGGTAAGCCTAGCCATCCTGTGCACCATGTCATCAGCTACCAATATATTCTTTCTTTTAGTTTTTTTGGTTTGAAGAAGACCAGTATCACAGATCTCTCCATACTCATTCCAAACGGCATAACCATAATTAGATAATCCTGGATCAACTGAAAGTACCATATTAAGCCTCCTTATAAGCTTTAAGATTGATTATGCATGTTACTTTGACTTATATTATATTTTTTAGCTAAAGTTCTTTGTGAAATATTTCCTTTAGCATATTCAGTTTTTATTTTTACTGCGTGTATATTAGTTAAAATAGGGTTCCACCAAACTCGTGGATAAAATGGTGAATTATACCTATAACCCAATACCCAACATTCTATACAAACAGTTTGATTGTTTTGATGAGTATTATCACAATAACATCTTTTTGGTATTTCAACTGATAAGATCATATATTTTCCTTTCGCCAGTAGATAGTGTTATGCTCCATAATTTAATAGCTTCTTTTTTGGTTAGAGCTTTAGGTCCTTTAGCCTCACAACTTATACAAAAGACAATATGCGAAAGAGGTCTCAGTCCTCCGCGTGTGCGTTTTGCATAATATCTTACTGCTTTGCTTTTACAGAATGGACAGATAAGAGTCACATTTGCCATCCTATTAATTTAGATATTTCTGGAGTCATCCCTCCAAGTTTTTTAAATCTATCATTGAAATATTTAGATAGACCGGTATCCACTGTAAAGAATGGGTGTTCCGAAGGAGCAAATCGATGTATGATTGCCATGTCAGTATGGTCTAATTGACCAATAGCAAGTTTATGTAAGTCTATGTCTTCAGGTGTCATGATTTCTTTTTCATAAAAGCAAAACCAGCATAACCATCTTTTTCACAGATAGGTTTACATTTTAATAAATAAGTAGGTAATTCTGGTATCGCCCCTAATTCCCGGGAGTCATCTACTGCAATAAGCAAAGCAGTCTCATGTTCTGCAAAAGATAATTGGCATCCTTTTACCCCACAATGACAGGATCCTTTTGATTTTTCATAGGCTTCTATTGCCTCTTTTCCCAGCATACCTCCATGATGATCAGAGGCAAATACTACATGACGGGGTGTAATACAAAATGGGTGAGGGGTACCAATGGTATCTATAATTTCAAATTTATCTGTTTTTGGGTAATGACTTAGATCTGACATAATTTACTCCTTATGGTGTAATTAATTGTTTAGCCTTTTCTTCTTGTTCAGCTTTCAAACAAAGGGCTTTAATTTGCTGTTTAGAAGCGTTATTGGGTATTTTGACCTTATTACCCCAGGAAGGCCAGTAAATCTCTAATCCAGAGCTTATTTTAATCGTAGGATGCATTAGTTCAGGTAATTGCTGCCAAGCCATACAATCAATGAGATTATCATTGGCCCATTTGATCAGATCAGCATTATCTTGTCCCACGTAATAAGCTGCATCATGAATTGTAGCAGCAGGTAATATAGTGTAAATATATGGTGAAGCCCATACTCTTTCTCTGAATTCATTCATTGCACGTTGGGTTAGGAAACAATATGACTGTGTAGCAGCATTTCCTGCACTCCTAGCCTCCTTTTGAGCTGCAAAGGGTACTTTGACCTTCCCTACGGTTTTAGCGAGCAATGGGGTACGTATCCGGCCACCAAATGCTAATGGAATGTATCCTATTTTTTTGGCTTGCTCTACAAGATTATCAACCCATTTATCTGCTACGGTGTAAAGCTGGTGGTACATCTTTTCAATTTGTTTGGCTTGAGGTTTAGTAAATCCACAATTCTTCATTAAAGTATGAAAACTTCCCCCGTAGGTAAGTGCAAAGGTAGGGGCTTTAGAATCTTGTCTTAGATCAGGATAGAGTTTTTTAATGGAATTAATAGAAGTAACTGTTTCAATAATACCATTCATTTTATCGCCAAAGTAAGAGAATGCCCGAAGACAGTGGCCACAAAAACCATCAGTATAGATTTTTAATTTATTTGGATCTTTAGTTATTAGAGCATTTGTTTTATCTTCCAGTGCATCAAAGTCTGAACCAAAGAATAACCAACCAATAATCGGTTCGAAGCATTCTTTAATGATTTGAGCAAATATTGAATGTGATGGAATATTTTGCAGATTAGGATCTGAACTGGATAGCCTTAAGCTTTGGGTTCCGCCAAGATTAAAGTTACCATATAACCGGTAACTACCATCAGGTAATCTTTGTGCTTTCTCCATTGAAGGAATAAAAGTTGAAAGTAAGATACTGACATCAGCTAATTTAATAAGATGTTCAAATATTTCTTTATGTTCAGGAGTCTTGGCATGATTAATTAACTTCTCAATGGTACCCTTGCTGGTAGAGGCTTGTTTACCTTTTGTAAGATTGATTATATCGTAACCCATATAATCAAAGATTAAAGCCCTGAGTTGGGTATCACTGCCAGGATTAAATACTTCCCGGGCAATGATTGGATCAGTGATATCGTAAATTTTCTTTTTAGCTTTAGCAGTCATCTTTTCTGCTAATGCTATTAATTGAGTAAAATGAAAATCTTGGATTAATTTAGAATTATTAAAATAATCTAAACAGGTATGTTCAATAGAAACTAAATGAAGTTTAGCAAATTGTACTTTTTTTGGATTAATTGGCATGCCACACAGCTCAGTCTGCAAGAGAGTAATTACTGTTGGTTTAAATAATTCTTCATATAGTTGCTCTTGTTGATCAGCTATCATTGTTGGTTTATGGGTCTCATTAACGTACCAGGTAGCCAAGCAATCTTGACCATTATACTTTAATAAATCTGGAGTTGCTATTTTTGCAGTAACACCCACTATAACACCTCATTCATAATAAAATTTTGTAAATTATGTGCTACAATATAAGAATCTCTAGCTATAGCCGCTTTATATTCGGAAGAGTGAAAACCTAAATGGATACGTTTTTTGTCAACATTAATATATGCTGCCCATAATTTAGTACGTTGGTAAAAACATACTCCAATATATTTTGAATTGGTTTTCCTTCGTTTATAAGAATTACGAGTTTGTGTTATTTGGTCTACCCATCTACAATTTAATGGTGTATATCCTAATTTTCCGTTTTTTCTGTCTATAGTTAAATTAGCGTGGTATCCACTATTTAAAGCCCAAGTACGAAACAAAGTAAAATCTTCTAACCAAAGAGTACAGATTGTGATACCTTTTTTTCCATAATTTCTATAATTAGTATTTTTTGGATTTAAACAGCGTTGTTTCATATTTTGCCAAATACTGTGTAAACGGGTCCCAGTACCATTATGTTTATTAGCACAACCACAACTTTTAATACCTGCTATTTTACGTTTTATACTAGACATATGCATTACAGGGGTATTACCACAATCACAAAGTACTTTAAAATACCTTGAATTGTTTGCTCTTTCTGGTTCTTCATTAATGACTAATAATTTACCAAAACGTTTACCTACTAATTTTTGTTTCATTTTAAAGTACTCCATAATTACCCATAAAAGGGGAAGACAGTTCTTTTAAACTTAACTTGTTTTGAATAGCATTATTAGTTGCAAGATAAGCTATTAGTTTCGTGTCTTCAAAGTTTTTAGTCATAATTTTAATTCCTTTAATCATATTTTTATAATCAGCTAAATGTTGCATCCATAGATTATAAATTAAAACTTTATGATCATAATTTGCATTATGCCATATTGTTGTACCTTTGTACAACGTAAAAAACTTTCGTAACATGGTTTGTATTTGAATTTGTGTATTTGTGGTGTTGTCTCTTCCTACACAAAAAGCAATAAAATTATGTTTATCCCAAGCAAAAGCTATTGTTTCTATCTTTGCTTTATAGAATTTTAAACTAGTTGCTTCAATATCACATGTTAATGCTGGATATTGCTGCAGATCATGTAAAGCTGCTTTAATAGCGGATATAGTTTCTGGATAATAGGCAGAATGAATAACATTAGTTCCTGGAACTACATAAGTGTTGCCCACATGATCAATGAGGGTTTCATTGGCTGTATCGATCTTACTTTGTATTGCAGGATTATAAAGTACTGATTGGTAGTTGGGTGCTAAAATAATATCTAAGTATTCATAATCTTTAATGGCACATTCATAAATATGCCCATAACAGTCATTAACCTTTTTTAATTTGGTTAATATTTTAAAGTAAATTGGATCACAAACCAAAAGAGTAGTTACATTTAAAATACTTATTTCAGGCAGTAAGTCTTCAAGATGTTCTTTAGCCAGTTTAGCAGGACATTTATTATTTAAAGTATATGCTAAATCAAAAGCTATAAATTTTTCAGAAGGAATAGTTGATGGGGTTACATAAGCCCTTTGGATTGTACTTTTAGCAAAAGCCGTAGTTTTAATTAAAATAGCAATAGAAACTAAAGAAGAATCTGAACCAAAAAGAATATGTTGCATAGTTACTCCTGTTTAAAAATCTGCAGTATGGGTTATTTGTTTTCCATTTTTCTCTGCAAGAACAACTGTCACTTCCCAGGATTTTTTAGCTTTAAAAAACTTAGCAGCTTTTTCCTGAGCCTCTAAAGTCGTATTTGCGTATATTTCAGTTTGTTTCTTTTTATAAAAACACATATAACCATTCATATTAAATAAAACCTTTATCTAAAGCTAACCATTCTGGCATTTCAATTGTAACTATATCCCCTACACCAGCTGGGTGTAATAGTTCAATTTGAGATTTAGGTACCCAAATATTGCTGTCAAGATCATCAGTATCAGTTACCCTGTAAGCGGCATCTGTTTCTGTTAAAATTTCTACAGTTATTTCTATAGGATCTTTCATAGCTACTCCTGTTTAAAGTTGTGGCCTGTCTCGGTGGTAAAGCCTTAAGTATATCCAATGGTATAGGCCCTCACTGCATTGACTCCTTATGGATTATATATACTTGAGACAGGCGTGATTAATTATTTAATTAATTCACTCATTTCGTTGAGTTTTTCCAACTCATGAGGAAGAGATTCAATAGGGATTAATCCTAATACCGCATTATCCAAAAGACGTTTACTAACTGTATCAATAGCAGCCCATATATCATCTTTTTTTGCTACTAGTCTTTTATTAAAAGCTTTATTTGCTTTTTGTGTAGCAGTTTCCGGAAACTCGTAACAACGAATAAGTACTGCCATTGAATCCGATGCGTAAGAACCATTACCATCTTTTAATTCTGTGTTTGATTTTAAAATACCTTTACCTGCTCGGATCAGCTCTAATCGTTCTTGCTGTGTGTAAGCTATTGGTTTACTTTTTGCATTAATAAAAGTACTTATGGTTCCTTTAGTGCACTGTATAACTTGTGTAATTCTGTTGGTTAAATGTTCAATTTCAAATTTTCTCATGATTGACTCCAGTTATTTGGTTAATAATAAACGAGTTAAACATAACTCATTAATATAAGCGATACTTTTTGCTGAGTGTTTTTGAATACTAGCAATCTCTTGATCCGAAAGTGGATCACCAGTATTAAATATATCTGGATCTACTGCTCGAATTTGAGTTAAAAAAGCATTAGGTAATAGGCGCTTTAAATCATTAACATGCTTGGCTTTCATTAAAACAGTGGAAAACATATGACTGATGTGGGTTTTAATAGCAGTAGCATCAAAAGTATGTTTACTTAATATGTCAGATACTTGTTTTAATAAAGAAGGGTGTAGTTCTTTGTTTATTTTATTGGTTGGTACTGCAGAATCAATTGATCCATGCATTCGACCATTAAAAGTAAAAGAAGCTGTATCACACTTTAATAACAGTTGGTTTTCAATTGCTATTTTACAGAGTTGTTTAACTTCTGACTTTTCCTGAGCGGAATATAAGTAAGCAAGCATGTTATTTTGTAACTGTCTAATCATTAACATCCTAGCTTGGATTGGATTCATATCCATGGTTCAACTCCTTATGGTTTGTAACCTCCATATTTAGGGGGTAATTGGCCGTATAAATAGACCTGATGTTTACTGCGACTGATGGCAACATATAGCATTCTCGCAACGTCTGATGCAACCCTGCATTTACTTATATCTGCCAGGTCAATAAATACAGTATTGTAGGACCTACCTTGGGCTTTATGCACTGTACTGGCATATGCTGGTCGGAGGTCAAACCAAGTCTCTTTAACACTGAAATAATCAGTCCATTCTTTCTGTGCAGCTAATGATTTTAAAAGTAATTTAACATCATGAGGATCATTTGCCATGAAACCAATTAATTTGCCATTGATTTCAATATTGCGTCCGCGTACTCCTAATCTTTCTCGTTCACTGCTTGCATCAGTAATTTTAACAAAACTATCTGTTTTATAAAAATAACCTCTTTCATTAAGGGCATTATTAGTAATTGCATATTCTCCAGCTTGTAGTAATTTGGCGTACCCGTTGATTTGACGGATATGAGCATTGTAGGCCTGTACTCTGGCATTGGTCCAAGCCAGTACTTTAATTGAATTGGTTACATAATTTGGATCCATGAAAGCGGCATCTACTAATCTTTGAAACTTGGATCCAGTAACATGGGCAACAGTGGGATCTTGTTTAATTGGTTTAAAGATGCCTGTTTCAGCTGTCTCTCGGAATTGTGCACCCGTCTGCATGATGGCACCACTATTTCTTAAAATCTTATTCATTTTAACTTTTCTGAAATTAAGAGTGGACATGGTTGCAATCTTTTGTCCTACTGGAGCAAGTTGCCATTCATCTCCAATTAAAACTATTTTAGAGTTTTTAGCTGTAGCATCAATTTCTTTTAATAAGTTATCATCAATCATGCTGGCTTCATCAATTATAAATAATTTATTATAAAGAGGGGCATAATCTTTTTTACGTTCAAGTTCAGTTTTACCAGTTTTAATATTATTAACAACTTTTAAACCAAGAAGAGAATGGATAGTAGTTGCATCACAGTTCGTTAATTCTTCAAGTACTGAGACTGCCTGGTTGGTTGTTGCTGAAACCCTTACTTCAAATTTACTTTGTTTTTTATTGGTCTGCAGCAGGAGTGCATACATTTTATATTGAGCTTCCAGTGCTCTCATCAGATATTTAATAAGGGTACTCTTACCACATCCAGCAGCTCCTTGGATTATCATGTATTTCTCTTTTGGTTGATTAAGAAAATCAAGAAAAGAGTTAAGAGCATTATCTTGGTCTTGGGTCAATGTTATATTGGGCATTGGTTACTCCTAAGTTTTTATTTCCTCTAAATGCCTATAACAATTAGCAGGTAAATTATTTACAGCTTTTGAACTTCTATGAGCAATCCATATTATAGCTAGCTCATACGCAGTAATATCTTTTTTTGGTGTAAATAAATATTGTTTATATTTAGGTTTAGATTTAAATAATTTTTTAAACACGATATTCTCCTTAAAAAATTAGCAGGGCATGAGTAAAAACTAAAGATATGTTAATTTCATTCGTTTAAAAAATATACTCTCTCCCCGATGGAGTGCCCTGCTAAACTGTTTTATCTATTATGCTGCATCCTCGCCTAATAGACTATGGCACTTAGCTATTGATTTTTTTAAAAACTTAATTTGTTCCTGGGCAGACTTATAAGCTGTCATGAGATCGTTGTATTGGGCAATCAGATTATCATGAGCAGCTTTTTCAGTGACATATAATTCTTTATATGCAGGTTTGGCCGGTGGTAATGGTTTGGCATATTTTTTAATAATGGTGTCAATCTGCCCTCGTTTGATTGGAGTCTTAAGCTGTTTGGCTTTAATAGCAATCTCTTTAAAAACTATTTTTTCTTTTTTAAAACCACAATCTCTAAAAACTTTGGCTACAAGACCGATTCCATATTTAGTGGCTTCATCAGGAAATCTTAAGGCTGCTCTTATACTATCATCAAATGTACCTTCTCTCATATTGTAAACGCTCTCAAGGTAAACCTTAAAGCTGCTCTTTTTATATAGAGGATTTTCTTTATACCTTTTGGATGTTTTTAGGAAATATAAGCCTAACATTGCTTCTAATTTAAGACCCATGGACTTTTCAAAGTTCAGTTTAATTGATTTCTCAATCTGTGCAATAGTCTTTTTTTCATATTTCTGTTTTAGATTTTTCTTTTTCATTTTATGAATTCTCCTTTAAAATTAATGTTACGCAAACTCTTTATGTATTTCATGCATATAGTAGCTCGCACCCGCATTTTAGACTTCAGAATATTTTTGGCTCGTAGTTTGTTCATAGACTTCAATTGCATGGTAACTCGTATTTAATCCTTAGATTTTATTTTTCCTTTAACTCGTATATTGGTAATAGATTTCAAGTCAATCGTAACTCGCATGAACATAATAGGTTTCAATCATCCTGTAACTCGCACAGCACAGATAGATTTCAGCATATTTCTAACTCACAATCTCAGTATAGGTTTCATAGCCGGAGTAGTTTGTATTTTAACAACAGGTTTCAAACCAATTATGACTCGCATAATTTGCCTAGATTTCAATGTGTTAGTAGCTTTAATATTTTATGCTGCTATTTCTTTAGCAACCTTGGGATCAAAGTAAAATGGTGCTACATATCCTGTATGTCCCATGATTGTCATGGCATATGGCAGTGTTACATCTTTACCACTAAGAGTCCTGGCTACTGTCCAGAAGTGAGCCAGAAACAATTTAACAGTATTATTTTTTGATGCATTATAAATATGGCCTGTTGTCCAGCGAGTCTTTTCTGGTACCTTATGGTATTTGGCTCTCTCTTCCAACCATACTTTTTTATACAAATGATCTGGTTGTTGTTTGTTGAAGCATTCACCGATGAGGAAGCCTAACTTCCTACCTGCTGCTGACCAGTTCATTTGCTCACCCTTTTTCTTTTTTCTCATGGCACCATCTCTAATATCACGACCCATGTAAGCCCACCATTTAGAGATATTTGCAAAATCTTTTTCTTCAGTTCGGTAATTTAAAAGGCCATCACCTTTAAGAGATTTCTCACATTTACTGCACCAGTAAGTATCGTTTATCTTTTCAATGTCGGTCTTACATTTAGAGCAGACAGGTATGAACCTATAGTAGTACAGCATAATTAGTTCAGCCGCAGTAACAGGACCAATACCTGGGATATCTTTTAACCATAAATTCCATATATCCCAATGAATTAGTTCATTACCTACCATTCGGGCAATACGCCCTTTGATAGTTATAAGACCAACTTCTTTATTTTTCCCATTGTCTTCTCCATGTAGAATATTATCAAATTTTACTGGATGGTCACCAGGAAGACTTTGGAGCCTGTTCTTAGTGGATGCAATCACTTTTGTAACTGCCTGATAGGTTCTAATTAAATAATTCATGTATGCTATATTGGCTGTGTTTACGTTTAATTCTGACATTCTATGTCTCCTTATTAGTTTATTAAAATATATCGTAGTGCACTACTTCTCCAAAGTCACTCTTCCATCTGGGATCATCATGAATTAACCAGATAGTTGGGCAGGATGGATAATGTTTTTTGTTAGGCATATGAAACTCACCATCAGTAAATACTAACAATACATCAGGTTTATTCTTTTTAGCCCATTTAAGCATATCCAGTACATCAGTCCCACCACCACCAGTAAACTTGAGATCGCGGAAGCAATCAGTACCCTCAGTAATTTCCTGGATACTTCGTATTTTAGTATCAAAGTCAATTAAGGTAATTAACTCTGGTTTCATTAATTCTTGAATAGTAGCAATTTCAACAATAAAGAAACTAAACTCATCTGGCATAACTGAACCACTACTATCAACTGCTACGGCAATATTACAAATAGCCTCACTGAAAGCAGTAGGTAAATAATAATCTGGCATGAACCGTTTATTAGGTCTCCGCCAGGAGAAATCATCTTTCAGAATACTTTGCATATGGTTCTGTAAAATAATATTCCAGGGTAATTTTGGATTAATAACACTTTGTAATTGAATATTTATTTCACCAGCTATGGTTCCTGGATCTTCATTTGCAGCTTGGGATTGTACTACTGCTCTTAATACTGTATCAGCAATAGCTTTCTTAGTAGCCTCAAGCGTTTTAGAGTCTTCTGGGTAAGATATGTCTTGTCCTCCAGGTACGCCAGAACCATTGGCTCCAAACATACCACCAGGATTCTGTTCTGCTTCTTCAAATAATTTATCATATACCAGTTCAGTATTCATGTTTTGATATTGCCTGTCACATAAACCACCTTTAGGTATTGTATAACCAGCACCTGTCAATTCAAGGTTAATAACCTGGTCACCAGCTCCATTCCATATTCCAGGGTCTCTAGGGCCCCTACGAGTCATATGACTGAAAGCAACATGATTTACTTCATGAGCCAGCAATCCTACTCTTTCTTTCTCATCTAAACTTAAAAACCATTTAGGGTTGATATACAAGAAGGTACCATTGGTTTGAGCGGTCTCAATATCATCTTTCCATTCCTGGACTAATGAGAATAAAATAGTAGTAATAAATACAGTATTTGGCATCATCATTAATTGGATCTTAGCTTTTTCTAAGGCTAGGTTTTCTGGTTTCTTACTCATTAGTCATTCTCCTCTGCCTCAATTTGGCTGAATACCCATTCCCAGTAACCTTGATGAGTGTTACCGCCCATAACCTCATCTTTCCAATCTTCTGTAGGATATTTAGAATGGTTTCCCCATAGATTACCACCAGCTTTAACAATTAATTTTGCTGTTTCTTTAGCTATGATAATTCTGGATAAGGTTATTTGTTTAATATTAGGGTAAATATTCATTGGATCACCTTAAAACTTTCATTAAAACTAAACAAGTAAAATTAAAGTCATATTTTTGATACCAAGTATTTAAAAATTCTATAGCATCTAATTCATTTACGAACTCTAACACTACTCTGTGATTATCACCCATTTTACAGGGCTCTACATGGTATACGATAAAAGCAATATGTCTTTTCATTGGTTACTCCTTAAAATAACTGTTGGCCTTTAACTGAGATCCACCTCTTAACACAATCTTCTTTGATCATTTCTGGATCTCTACGCATAATATTCTGAAGGGTAATTGTTTGGAACTCAAGGGGTAAGCGTTCAATGTATGTCATTAAAGTAGAAATATTATCTGCTTTAGTATAAGCAGCAATCATATGGGATACACCAAATCTAAAAGATGGGTCATTGTCCAAACGAGCTAATTCTGGTCTGGCCATTATTTCTTGGAAATCAGGCATACTGGTGTAGATTTTAGTGAACATTACAAATGATCGAGCAATGGCTTCACTAACAGTACCAGCAATCAAAGGTAAATATGTATGCAATTGTTTAGTTTCAATGCTACCAATAATCTTTGAAAGGAAATCCCAGGTACGAGGACAAGCAAATGTATGGTCATTATGCTCTGGGTTAAAATTATAAAGATCATCTGGCTTACTGTTGATATAAGCAATGATACGATGATCAATACCTTCTTTAGCTGCCCACTCCTGCCATAGTTCCGGATCTGTTACCAGTTCAAGATGAACCAGTCTGGACTGCATTGCAGTGCTTTGTCGGTTCACAATGGCCTTATCCGTAGCAAGGTTACCAGCAGCCACCATCTTGGTCATTGGATGCAAGTGATGCTGTCCTACCTTCTCATCCAGTATCAGCTTGTAACTCGCTGCCTGCACTGCTAATGAGGATGCATTGATCTCATCCAAGAATAAAAGAAAACCTACTTTGCCTTTGGGTATCGGAGTATTCTCCAATGGAAATATATCCATAGGTACATAAGATGCTTTCTTCCGGTCTTCACTAATAAAAGGAAAGCCCAAACTTAATATTCGATAAAGTTCGTTAATCTTTATCCGTTCTCTTATGAACTGCTGCATGTTACCATGCAGAATAGACCATATCAACATCCTACTATTATAAGTAGGACGACTACCGTTTCCACTCACTTGAGTGTACTCCCTTGCGGGATGGTCGTTACGCAATTTAACTAATAATGTTTTTGGGTCTATCTAATCCATAGGTATCTATGATCCAGTTAACATGCAAAGCTGCTTCTATTTCTGTTTTGAAGCGTTTGTTTTTAATGACTTTTCCTTTATGTTTAACGCCGCCAATCCATCTGTTTCTTGAGCTATCCCAAGATACATTTTTGTAATTTGACGCAGCATTAAATTTAGTTCCAATCATTCTTTTTGTGTGTTTATCTCGATCTTTTAGTCCAGTAGCCCAAGCATGTTTATGATTTTCTGAGCAAGTAGCCCATTCAATATTTGTTCCCGGTCCTAATAAATCATTTAGATCTACAGTATTATTTATTTTAACCCCATCTTTATGATTTACTTGTGGTTTATTGTGGGGATTAGGAACAAATGCAATGGCAACTAATCTATGAATTGCTTTAGTTACTGGTTTGTCTTTTCTCCATAATTGAACATATAAATATTTACAAGTTCTAGATCTTAAGTAATTTGTTATATTTTTAATACGATAATTATGATGATTGTCTTGTATGGATCTTACATTACCTAAATTAGATATTTCGTATCTCTTTTCAAAATCTAAAATTGGTACCCAAACTTCTTTTACATTATTAGTATTTAGCACGGTATTGACCTCGCTTTAAAATTAATAGTTACCCCACTATATGCTAAGGGTTTCCATTAGTCAAGGTGTTTCACCGTTTAGATAGTTTTCGACATAAGATTACTCTTATGAAGCCCTTTGTAACTTAAGGTCTGTTGGATCACATTGGCTTAATCTTACATCAATTAGTTCAAGATTATATTGATCAGCAATTTGTTGTACAATAGCGCTTTTACCAATACCCGGGGAACCAGATATCATGGTAACAAGATTTGCTTTCATGGCAGCAATTATAAATTTAACCGCCTCTTTACTGTTTATCTTCATACCCATGGCTCATTACTCCTGTTAATAATTATAGATTAATTCTGGTTCTTTTCCAGTGTTCTTTATTAATTCCAAACTTTCTCCACAATCAGAACAAGGAAAAATATCTCCATCTTTATTATTAAATACATCAATACTGGCACCACATTCTGGACAACTGGTTTGTCTATCTGGCATGATTAATCCTCCTGTGCTTCTTTTGGGTATAATTCTTTTAACTCTTCCATCCATTCATTTGGAATTACTTTTCTTACAGCAGCATAACGATTTATTGCTAATATAATTTCCCAGATTCTTTTTTCATTGTGGATATGTCTTGGAATTAAACCTATTAGTGATTTTTTTGACATGTTTGGACCTCCTATTAAAGTCTAAAAGTGTTATTTTATGGATTTTACTTAAAATATAGTTTTAACTAAAATATAGCAGTTACGTTATAGTCTGTATATAGTCAAAAATGCTAAATTCAGAACTATTAGTATATCGGAAAGAAGTATTTCTTCACTCTTAAAAAAAAATAAGAAATAATCCTACAGAACTCACCGGAGGTGAGCCCTATAGGATATACTTCAATTAACTAAGATAGGAAGTATTCAGAACTTCTAATTTCAACAGACAAGTCATCAGATAATTTAGTAATATTTGTTGGTTTACCAGTAATCATTGTAAGAATAGCATTAATCATATTGCTATTAGCCATCTCTGCAAATATGTCATTATAAGTCTGTCTAACTATATTCATATTATTAGCATGGCATTTAAAATCATCATGGATGAATACTATTGGAAATGCGGGTTTAGCTAATGTCTGCCTAACTAATTTCAATAAATTGTAAGCATATTCGTAACTATAACTATTCACTCTTTCTTGGGTCAAGTTATGTGCACCAGCCAAAGATATAAACTGATGCTGATCAGCTAAACGTTCTATCTTACTGGTAGCACCTATAGCAGGTATGCCTTGGAATAACCGGTAATGTAGCATACGTTCAGCTCTTTTCAATGCTGTACGATCATAGTTACATCGGTAATTCATCTCTCTTACTACAAAGCCATCACCACTGTGGACACAATCAGCAGCTAATGAAATACCTTCTTCTAAGCCTACATTCTCAGTATGCCGATAGATGAAGCAAGGATGGCCTTCAAGCTCATCTACCTCAATTTTATCATCAACCATATCTTTTACTTTCTTGTTAACAAAGAAACCATCTGGCATGATCCATGTATGCTGTAGTGCAAAGGGTTGCCAGGCATTTAACAGGTGATGCATCAATTCACTTGCCCCAGGTGCAACTATCTTCTGTGCCTCATAAAAGGCTTCAAGCTCTGGGGTATCCTCGCCAAAGGCATTCTTAGGTTCAGCCTTTGAACCATAATAATGAGTCATTAAACTAATTTTCACTGCATCACGATTATAGTTACTGTTTTTACCAAGAATTTTATCCATTGCTTTAACAGTTTCTTTATAAATATCCATTCTGGTTTGACCAGTGAGACCAGTATTACGGGCACCTACTTTACAACCCACCCAGGTACTCATAATCTGTGGTCCGGAAGCACAAGCATCAAAACCAACTAAATAACCAGTGGGTTGCCCAGCCTGAGTCTTGCGGTAAGCCATTAGTGCAGCAGCAAATCTAAAGGGTTCCTTGGCTTGCTCTACTAATGCTTCAAGTTGAGTTTCATTATCTTGTACCCACTTCAATCGACCACCAAACTGAAATTTATCTAAACCAAAATTATTAGCCATATCTATTTGTAAGTACTCTTTACCGGTATACAATCTCATATGTTAACTCCATAATATAAAGGGGTATGTTGATGAATTTTAGGTTTATTAATTTCTTCAAGGATTATCAAGTTTTCACCAACCATTGGCTGATCCCAATCACCACATACATCGAAGGCACCCTGATCAGTATCAGCATCTATACAAATTACAACCAGTAATTCTGGGTTCAAGTCTTTAGTAAGGGCCCAGTAATGTGAGTTTTCTTTAATTCTCATAAACCTTTTCCTTTCAATAGTAATTCAGTTATCTGTTCATTAACAGTTTTAAGACTCATAATAATTTTATAAGTCGGGGTATACACAAAACCTACTCTACCATAACCTAAGCCTTTTTTGTCTATTCCTATTTGTTGACGTTTACCTTCTTCAAAGGCATTAGTGCATAACTCCATAATCTGTCTACGAGCCTCTTCAAATTGCTTCTCTTCAAAGGTTTTCTTTTTAATTCTTGAATCAACCATTTATTAATTCCTCATTAGCCAATTTAATTAATATGTATTTCGCATAAACCAAGTAAGAGCGTGTTCAGCATCTTTCCAACGCTTTTTACTATTAAGCATTTGCACTCGATGTAGCGGATTTCTTTTATACTTATTTACATTTAGTTTATGTAGTGTAAACCTCTTTTTAATTTCTATCTCTAATAATTTTTCAATGATTTCGTAGGGTAGTTCCATAATATTAGCCCTCCACTAATTCCTCATTAGCCAATTCAATAATGGCTTTCTTATAAGAATTACCCTGAGTAGTAACATGGTAACCACAAGCATAAGTTCTACCACGGGTATCATATTTATGACCCAAATAGAAATAATTATTATGGTTTAGAATCTCTTGATACTTACCAAAGGATTCATGCATAAACTGATACCATTGTTGTTCAGCTTTTACACTATTAGGGGCATTCCTAGGCGCCTCGGTATACATATTTACAAAAGCCTTATTTAGTTGCAAAGGTATTTGATTTAATTGGTTCAAGTGCTGTAAACAGATCTCCTCATCATGATGGTTCATGTTATGCCCCAACAGCATTGAGCCCAGCTCTGGATCCCAGTTAGATTCAATAGGTTGTGGCCGGTGAGTAAGAATAACATGCTTATCGGGTTCAGGGATATCAGGTATCTCATAATCAGTACTAATGAGTATACTGGCACCTTGCCCGGGACTAACAATGTCTATCAAACCAGTTTGACTGATTAGAGCAACCACATCAGCTATTATCTTAAATCTATCAAGACTATCTTTTACTTTAATCAAATGGTTTAACTTACCAACCATAGCCTGATAAGTAATAGTCTCTTCCATTAAAGTAACAGTAAATACTGATATAATTATCTCTAATGAGTCAGCATTATGAGGAGCCCATTGTTTAAGTCTTATATTTTTAGATTTATAGTGGTCTTTACGCCAGTATTGTCTAATCAGTTCAATAGCTTCAGGGATCTCTTTGAGCCCACCTTCAGCAATGATATAGTCAAGTACAAATTGTTCACTCTGGTTTAACATGTTTAGCTCCTTTTAAAATATTATTAAGGTATTTAGCTGCATCATTAAGAGTATCAAATGAACCAATAACATCAGGACAGTTTTTATCACTGTATTCTACACATTCGTATTCATCTGGTTCTTGCTCAATATAAATATATATTTTATATTTAAACACGCTTATCTCCTTTTAAATTTTTAATGGACTACCCAATTAAGGATAGCCCATTACGGTTTATTATGCCTCAGTAAACCGATTTAGAACAAATTTCAGGTTGAACACTATTCACTGATATTGGAAGCAAACAGATCATCGGCAGTAATGGTAGATTCTTCCGGAGCATTGAGGCATATACGAACTTTCATGGTCAATTCAAGAATGCCATTCTTTGTCTTACCAGCTGCTGTAACAAGCATGTCCTCTTTAGCATTCGGGTATTCCGGATTCTGAAAGATAGGGAATCCACGATCAGACTTAAGGGTGTTACCGTTTGCAAGGGCAACTTCCCAATTAAACCATGCTGCAGCACGTTGTTTGTCTTTCTTTTTGCCTTTCTTTTCCATGTTACATACTCCTTGATTAATGGTTGAATTTATAGAGAGCGAATACTCCCATTTTAGCTTTTAAAGTTAAAGAGTGCTACTGAAGTAGCTAACAGCACGACACCCAATACATTAACTTCCCAATAGTTTGATTCATTACAAGCCAGAACCAAACCAACAATACCTACAAGTACCAAGAATCTATCAAACATAAGAACCTCTTAATTTAAGTGGTTAAATACAATACCTCTGCCTTTAAGGAACTTACTGGCTTGGCGTTTGGTATAAAGGTCTTTCAGTTTGGTTTCAGTGTCTGCAGCTGTACGTTTACAAGCAGTTTTAAACAGTTCAGTTTTCATGAAACCAGCAGCAGTACGATAGCCATCAACTCTTTTGGTAAATCCGATAATCTTACACATGGTTGCCTCTCCTGTTATATTCTTGTTGGTGCCAATGTTTGTAGCATAAAGTGAACTTTGTCCCTGCAGGATCCTTATCAACTAATCTTTGTTTGATAAGCTTGATACACATCGGGTGAGCCACCGTCTGGTAGACATAATGTTAAATGCAAATTTCTTAGCCATGGTAATCTCCTTTAGTTTAATGTAAACAGGAGCACGTAATGTACTCCCGTTCATATGGCCGGAGGCCTGTTTGGTTAAATGTATACTCCTTCACAAACCAGTAAAAACTTATCAAGCTGTTCCACAGTAAATACAGTATCTGGGCTGTTCTCAATAATATGACAGAGTATGTTCCACATTTTAGCATCTCTGTGCAAATGACTTTTAGCTTTTACATTGTCTTGGTTTGTCCAGATGTAATCAATAGCCTCATAAATATTGTATACTCGGACTCTTCGCATACCACCCGAATCAGTTGGTTCCCACTTAAAAGTCATCTGAGTACACCATTAAGATGATCAACCTCATGTTGAACAATACGAGCAGCAAGACCAGTATATTTATGAGTCTGTAATACTGGTTCCTTGGTATACGGATGATAGATAACTTTGATACGTTTATATCGTTTAACTCTGAATACCTGTCCCGGGAAGCTTAAGCAGTTCTCTTTCTTGGTAATCCGACCATGGATCAGACTGGGTACAATAACCGGGTTAATCATAATAACAAACCCTTGGGTTATCCTAACCAGTATAACTCTCTTCTGGTAGCCTATCTGATTAGCTGCAAGACCTAAGCATCTCTTCTGGTTAGCTTTGTAAGTATCAGTGAGATACATAACTATCTCATCAAGCAAAGCATTATTCTGCAGCTTACCAATTGGTCGACAAGGTATCTTTAATTTCATTGGATCAGTTATGATTTCTTTGATTAATTCTTTCATCATATATTCATTTCCTTTTTAAGGGGGTATAAAGGGCCATTTAAGACCCTTAAGTGATTAACTGGTACTATGGCATTCGTTTAGTACCCAACGCTTAATAGAGGCACCGTGGCAACGTTTCGGGGCACACCAGCAGAACAATCTGAGTTGCTTATGTTCTTTATACAGCTCAACCAGCCTTTCCAATTCCTTGATAAATGATCTATTCTCCATGAGATGACCCGCTGCAGCTCTGATTTTCAGGTAGTCTTCATACTGAGCACATACCAGATCTCTTTGTTTCTCATTGAGCATGTGATAAGGATTACCAAGAACAGATGTACGGTCAATTTTTACATCATAGTTATAAGTTGGCCGTTTGTTACGTAAATTCATAATTTCAATAGTCATTTGATCTCCTCTATTTTAATTTTAGATATATAATCAAAGCAGTCTTCATCTACTTTCTCAACAGATGATCTAACTTCATCAGTATCATGAAAGAGCATCTTTTGGGCACTAATCTTATTATCAGCAATTATTTCAGTATGATAACTGACTTGTCTGATTTCTGTCCAATGTATTTTATACTTTGGCATTTGGTTCAGTCTCCTTTTGTTTTATTTAATCGGTAAGTATTCTCTCTGATTAACTTATTAAGTACGCGGATAAGATGCAAGGGTTTATACTGAGACCCACAAGGACAGGTTTTATTGATATCTAAGGCTGGTAGCATTGCTTTACACTTTGTATAACAGCCATTGCCATTGAAAGGACATATGTTAGTTACTCCCCTAATTCTAATAGATTCTTTGGCACTTTTACAATACTCTAACTCTTGTTGAGTAAGAACCGGTGAAGGCCTATCCCAAAACGATTGAACCATAATAATTACTCCTTTATTTAATATTAATACCCAAAGATATAGCCGGAGGCCTGTTCGACCTCCAGCTGTTGTAGTTATGCCCACCATATTACTTTACCAACTATTGCTTTGGCGGTTATGTGGGTTTTATTTCCCTCTACAATGCCTTGGTACCGGTTGGCACTCTTATGTTTGGTAAGCTGATAGTGACCCTTGGGAGTTCTAAGGAATGCTCTGTCTGGGCGTATTACCACAGATACTTTGCGGTCAATTGATACGAAGGCTGATACTTGGTCAGCATCAGATGTTTTAGCAATATGACCGTCAGGAAGGATGCCTTGTAATTTAATGTTATGAGGCTTTTTGGCCATTGGTCTTCTCCTTGGTTATTAATTCAAAAACAAAAAACCCTTTGGAACAACTCCAAAAGGTTTCTATTAATTTTTATTGAACTGGGTTTAATCTGCTATGATGCTGGCAAAGATGAAATCCTGATATTTTTGGTTTGTTTTCTCTAACCATCCCTGTTCAGAAAAACTGTAATAATTTTCTCCAATAATCAGATGGTCATGCAAGGTTACATCAATGCTTGAAAGTGCAATTCCAATTCGTGCTGTAATCATAAGATCTTCAGATGATGGCTTTGTGGAGCCCGACGGGTGGTTATGTGTCAAAATTATTGCTGCAGCTTTATTTTTCAACACCTTTTTTACAATTTCTCTGGGGTATACTGCGGAACTTGTGATTGAGCCAGAAAACATCTTTTCGATAGCAATGATGTGATTTTTGGCATCCAGTAAGATACAGTACATTTTTTCGATGTCGTCATGCCTGGCAAAGAAAGGCTTCATGATATTACAGACCTCCTGGGCATTTGATAAAGCATTGCCCTTACTGGATTCCTTGATCATAGACGCAAAATGCCCGGATTTAAGGTCATCCCAAAACCTGGTTATTTTCTTTGTATTTTCTGAACTGCTTGAATGATTTTCCATTATTTAAGTCTCCTGTTTTAGAAAAATATAAAACCTTCACTGGATCATCATAGGAAGGTGTCATTTGATTGAAATACGGGTTGTATGCCAAGTTTACATGATATGATCCCTTAACCGTTTGATGGCATTAAAAGGGGCTAAATCTTCTCATTGATAAATCAATAACACCGGAAGGTTTAACATAGTTACACCATAAAGTATGTTTATTCTGTTCAATCCAAGTTTCAGAAGCAAGTTTAAGTTTACCTGTTATCTTTGGTATGATTATCTCCTGTTTTAGTGCGTTTAAGGGTAGTTGCTGATAGTCTAACATATTGTCGGTTGGCAATGTTAATGATGCCATTGAATGACTTATCAGTACGATTGATGCAGTGATGTAGGTAACGTGCTCCGATTTGGTTACGCATGGTCTATCTCCTTTGGTTAATGTGTGAGCCCGGTTAGGCCCACACTTATATAATTTAATTAGAAAGGTATTTCCCATTCAGGTACTTCGGCATAATTATAGCATTTACCAAGAATGGTGGGATCCTCAAATGCCGGGCAAGATGATTCAGTTTCATAAGAATGTAGAAAGCAATCACCACCTTCCCGGTTATGTTTTCTTAAACAAGTAGGGCAAGTAATTGTTAGATCTTCAGTGATGGAACCACATGATGGACATTGAGATGTGTCATTCATATGAGCGCCGCATAATGTACAATAGCCATCATTCATGGCAACTTCATAACTGGTCATAATAAGCTCCTATAGTTTAATTTAAGTTTAAAGAAGTATTAATACTTCCATTGATATAACCGGAGGTTGGGCAAATTAATGGGCAGTATTCTTTTAACCTTGCCCAGAGGTTATAGCTTTAAGATGATTAGACCAATGTAGATTTAGGTGATATGCTTGCAGTTATTAAGCAACGAGCTATGCATATTCTTTTCAAACACCTCCCCATTCTGGTCAATCAAATAATGGACTAACCAACTGGTTAGTAATTTAAGACACACGGTCCAAGGTGTGAATTAGTGCGTTGGGAGTTCCAAGTGCACTAAGCTTGTCGGCTTTATTTATAGTTTCGATGCATGATACTACCGCTCATTGCCGTTCGGCGGTAATGTCTTTCTAGCAAAGGAACAGTTGTTATGCTTTGCTGGTTCAACGTGCATATATCTCGTTACGGAGATATGTCACATGGATGAACTTGCCTTTATAACAACTATCCGTTTATATAACCGGAGGTAGAGGTGTTGATACAGACTGAAGGTGTTAGTATGTCGGGTAGGTATAGTGACCGATGGTCGGAGTGATGAACTATGTTAAATCAAGCTAAACAGTGTAAACATTTAAATAACAGTGTTATTACAGGTAATTACGACCTCTTACGCACGGAGCTAAACAGCAATCTTAAAGCAACTATCTTAATGTGTTCTTTGTGTAGTAAAAGAGTAAAGCCATACCCGATGGACTGGGTATGGCTGGTTAGGGTTATTTCTTAGGTTTAGGAGTGGCCAGAAGCGCTTGCATATTGGCATCGAGGTCAATACGTTGTTTTGTGATGTCATACTTACGCTTGTCCGCAGCAAGCGCAGCATCAGCAATACATGCTGCTTTGAAGTCCTCAGCTTTGATGTTACCGCCTTCGCTTATGGCTTTAAGCGAAGTTACATTGATCTTAAGAAGGTCCAAGGTATCAAGTAGTGCGTCAGTGGTGCCGGTGATGGAACGAGTTAGATTTTGAAACATGATAGTAATCTCCTAGCTAGGGATTGTGGCGTTAGTGCCATTGATATAGCCAGAGGCCAGGCAGATGGTGGGTGATGAAAACGTAGCCCTAAAGTTTTAAGCACCCGGGGGTGGGTTTGTGTTGTAGGCTCTTTACAGAGCAGAACTACCGGTGTACGTAATTTTTATTTTTTTAAAAAACTCGCAAACTCTTCATCTGTACATAATTTATTTTTTTGACAAAAACCTGGAACCGAACTACCGGTGTACTCAAATTTTATTTTTTGAGAAAAGTTGCAAAAAATTAAAATTACTTGCTTAAGTTAATTATATAATATAATAGTAATATTAAGGATTCTCACGGGCCTTTTTTTAACCTCCCTGAAAAAGAGTGAACTTTAATTAGTTTACTCTTTTTTAGTTTTATTACTTGCAAGTTAAATTTAATTAGTATAGGTTTTAGTTAATGTCTTCTCATGGGACATGTTAAACTCCTTTTGGTTAGTGGTTGTTGAAAAAGGATCGGGCTTGGTAAACTCGGTCCTTTTTCTTTTTACGCGCCTCTGGCGCACCCTTAATAATCGGTTACAGATCTACCGATCTTGTGTTCTTTCTTTTTGGTTCAGTTTTAGTTGCTCTTAGTTGAGCGTAACGAAACATGGGTATGCGCAGCATGCTCTTATATACGCGCGCGCATGTACGCGCAAATAATATATATATAGACGTCACCAATCTGCGAATCACTAATAATTTCAAATAGTTATGAGCAATTTCTTACCACACTTTTTATGGGAAAATAGTCCTTGACTTACATGTTTTATATGGTATGCTGTGTTTATCCATAAAATAAGGGGATAAACTATGACACAGTTTGTAGAGGTTATTGGGGATGATGAAGAGGTTTATATTAGCCGGAAGGTTAAGCATAAAGTAGTAACACCATCTTATGATTGTATTGGAGGGAATATGCGTTACCAGACCAGAGTTAAGAATTACCCACATTTGTATAAGACCATTCAGGCTATGTCTAAGCAGGTAGCCTGGCTATGGTGGGAGTTGGTTGATTCAAGAGACCCTTACACTAATATTGCTGTTTACCGGCCAGAGGGTAAAGTTGCTATTAATCGGTTAAGCGTGGCCTACAAAGCCCTTGAGGGTTTGGGATTAGTTAGACGGATTAAACAGCAGCATTACTTGATTAACCCCCGGGCAGTTCTATCAGATTTCTCTACTTTTGATGATGTGCTTGAACAGTGGGAGAATAAAGGAGAATTAACCAATGAAAAATAAATATTATATAGTAAGACACCAACCCCCATTACCCGCAGGGAATACGGAGCAATGAGACCGGGCGAGCAAGCGTAGCGCAGCGAGAGTCCGGCGTAAATTGCGTAGTGTATTCCCAAGGGGTATAAATAAAAAATATTATTTTAAATAAACTAAACCAAAGGAATTTAATGATTGATAACCGTGAATTATTCCAGGATAAGAAGTGGGAAAGGAACTGCTTGTTTGCTGTGAAGCATAAGCGTTCTGGGGCCAGTGTTTACAAAGAAGACTCCAGCTGTGCATGCCATGCTTACGTTGAGTCTTTAGGTATGCTGTTAGTTTATATTTTTGGTTCAGAAGAAGAATGTATTGAGGCTGTTAAAAAACATAATAACGAATTAAAGATGAAAGACCTATTGCTGGATAAGGTAAATAAGCCCCAATATGCTAATTTTACTATAGATGCTTTTAAAATAGAGGGGAATTCTTTATGATAGCTGATGCTAAATATAAAAATACTTTGCCTTTTAGACGGTTGTTACAGCAATTTGGTTATTACAATTTTAAAGTTGATCAACGCTATAATTACCCAATGGATCGTATTGATTTTAAAGTTAAACTCCCAAAACGAAAGGATGGTTTTATTTTTAATACTTTAAAGGAATTAGAGATAGAATTAAAAGAGTTAAAAATAAAAAACTTGCTTTTAAGAAATGTTTGACTATACTTACCCTATACACTAACCCAAGGAGGAGGAAAGATGGAAGAATTTAAACAGTACAAAAGAAAAGGTTTATCTGAGATGCGTCCTTATGTAAAAGGAGAAGATTTAACAGATATTTCAGTAGCTGAAGTAGATGACCCTGAAAATGATATGGGTATGGTGGCCCGGAATCCACAGAATCATGCTGACCAGTGGTATGTGGCTCGTAAGTATTTTGAAGACAACCTTGAACCAGCTTAGGAGGAAAGATGGAAAAGTTTATTGGTACAAAAATTATTAAAGCAACACCCATGACTCTTGGTGATTACTGTGATTCACAGAGAATGGATGTTCCGGATGAACCATTAGCTGATGGCTATATGGTAGGTTATCCAAATGCTAAGGGTAAATTTGATGGACCCTTGGAAAGCGGTTGTCATTATATCTCATGGAGCCCAATGGATGTGTTTGAGGCAGCTTATAAATCACTTGAAGATTCTATGACCTTTGGAACAGCTATTGCAGCACTTAAAACTGGGCATAAGGTTGCCCGGGCAGGTTGGAATGGTAAAGATATGTGGTTGGTACTTATGACTGGAATGACTTTACCTCCTTTCTCAACACAAGGGACAGATAGAAAGGTTAATGATCGAACCGCAAAATGGATTGGTGAAGACACACCCCTTGTAACGCTTCCGTATATTGCAATGTGGACTGCTGATAAGAAATGGTTACCAGGCTGGTTAGCTTCACAGACTGATATGCTGGCTGATGATTGGATGATTATAAAATAGGATAAACCATGGACCCAATAACTGAAGAACAATTTAAAGCTGCACTACCGGTAACGGTTAAGAAATTAGTTAATCCTCAGATCATTGATGATATTAATGATATGCTGATGAATCCGGAGGCTTTGGAACATTTCCGAGAGAACCTGTTAAGCTATACCAATGTGATGACTGAAGGCCGGTTTAAGATGACCAGCTATATCAGTGCAGTGAAATATGTTAGTTTTAAGTTATTGGGTCATACAAATAAAGATGCTTACATCAAAACCTTTCCGGATAAGTATGTAGGCTTTCTGGCAGATGGTGTAGCTCAAAAGGATATTGCGAGTTACACCACTGCCTATAACAAGAGTAAATTAGTTAATCTTATTTTTGAACAGACACTAGTACCCTTTCATGTACTGAATGCCCCCGCGTACCAGGATGCTTTGAATACTCAGGTTGATCTGATGCACCACGCCAAGTCAGAGAAAGTAAGATCTGATGCAGCCAACAGTGTAATGGTTCATTTGAAACCCCCAGAATCCTCTAAACTGGAGTTAGATATTACAGTAAAACAGGATGACTCTATCAGGACTTTAAGAGAAACTACTCTCAAATTAGCTAAGCAACAGCAAGAGCTTATTCTTAATGGTTCACACTCAGTTAAGACCATTGCTGAGAGTACGTTGGTGAATGATGACTGATAAATTAAAAGATAACCCATCTTTAGAAAAATTACTTAATGAAGTTAATTATTCTTTTTTCAATGAGCATTATGTCCCGTCAGAAGAAGCACTGGCTTATATTACTTTTATTAAGTTAGTTAATGGTACTGAAGGTGAAGAAAATAAGTCACCTGTCTTCCATATGGATATGCTCGATAATATAAATGCTAATAATAATAATCTATTTGTGTCTTTCCGTGGCAGTGCCAAAACGACTGCTCTACATGAGTACATGTTTTTATATATTGCAGTATATGGTGAATTCTTTGATTTTGGTGAGGTGTCAGTGGCAATGTATATCAGTGACACCATTGATAACGGTATTAAGAGTATGCGTAAGAATTTAGAGTTCAGGTATAATAATTCTGAATTCTTAAAAACTTATATTCCTACTGCAAACTTTACTGATGTCCGATGGGAGTTTATTAATGCTGCCGGCCATAGATTTTGTGTCAGAGGGTTCGGGGCCAGTACCGGTGTGAGAGGATTTAAAGAATATGGGACCAGGCCATCCTGGGCAGGCTTTGACGATTTAATGAGTGATAAGAATGCTGAATCAGCTACTATTACCCGGGATATAAAGAATATTATATATAAAGCTGCTCGACAGGCTATGCATCCTGCTAAGCGTATGGTTATATGGACCGGTACCCCTTTTAATCAAAGAGACCCATTATATGAAGCTGCAGGCAGTAGTGGTTGGAATACCAGAGTATATCCGATCTGTGAAGAGTTTCCCTGTGCCAGAGAGGACTTTAAAGGCGCTTGGGAGGACAGGTTTACCTTTGACTTTGTACAGCAGGAGTATGATACTCTCTCAGAGAATGGTGAGATCAGTGCGTTTAACCAGGAGTTAATGTTGAGAATTATGTCTCAGGAAGACAGGTTAATCCAGGATTCAGATATTTGTTGGTATAAACATGAAATGATCTTAAATAATTTAGGGGCCTTTAATTATTATATTACTACTGATTTTGCCACCAGTAAGAAGAGTTCTAGTGATTTTTCTGTTATATCGGTGTGGGCCCTGAATAATAAAGGCTTTTGGTTTTGGATCGATGGCATTTGTAAAAAGCAGTTAATGAACCATAACATTGATGACTTATTTAGGTTGGCTCAGAAGTGGCAACCCCAGACAGTAGGTGTTGAGGTGAGTGGCCAGCAAGGTGGATTTATACCCTGGATCCAAAGTGAAATGATGGATCGTAATATTTATTTTATGCTCGCAACTGACAATAATAGTAACCAGCCGGGTATAAGACCTAACTCCCATAAAATGGTTAGATTTAATATTGTTGTTCCTTGGTTCAAGGCTAAAAAAATGTATCTTCCTTTAGAATTAAAAGACACCCCTCCAATGCAAGAGTGCATAAATGAGTTGCAATTAGTTTCTCCGAGCGGTATGAAGAGTAAACACGATGACTTTATAGATACTATTTCTATGTTGAGTAGTTTGACAGTATGGAGACCAAGTGATAATGTGATCATGCATAAAGACCAAAATAATGTTTATGAAAGTGAGAAGGAAGACAATGTATCAACAATTGATTCTTATGTAGTGTAAACTAAATATTTAACGTAGAGGGTACTCATGATTACCTTACAAGAGTTTTTTGACACTTTAGCCTCTGGAGAATTTTCTAATTTGGCTCTAGGCAATTCAGTGTTATCCACTATTACCGAAGAAAAATATCCCAAGATAGTTAGTAATGTAAATTTAGGTCTTATTGAGATTTATAAGCGCTTTACTCTTAAAGAAAAGAGAATTGATCTTTATGAACAGACTGGTATTACTCATTATTTAATTCGTTCAGATTACCTTAGCAGCACTGTAGCTGCTGTGTCCTCTAATGGTTATTTAATTGAAGATAGCGATGATCCCTTTGAAGATGATATAATTAAGATTACTGAAGTTATTGATGCTGATGATGATCCAATCCATCTTAATGATAAACGTTTTCCGGATCTGGGGGTGTTCACTCAAGCATTTGATACTATAAGACTTACGCCTCAAGATCCTTTAAGAGTTCTGACTTTAATCTATTTGGCCAGTTATCCCAAAATTGTAGTAGAAGATGACTTTAATCCAGAAGAAGTAGAATTATTCTTTCCTAGTTGGATACTAGAGCCCCTATTGCTTTATGTTGCTGCCCGGGTGTTTCAGGGAAAGGCTTCTAAGGCTGCTGAAGGTGAGCGAAGTCTTTATACTACTTTTATGTACCAATATGAAAATTCATGTAAAAAAATAGAGTTACTTGGTTTGGCTGATAAGACTGAGGAATCTTCCGAAAAATTTGAAAGTAATGGGTGGACTTAATTATGGTACCTGGTAATTACGATATTACAATTTACAGAGGTGGTACATTTTCAGTAGGTATTAATGCTGAGAATGCTGCAGGAATAGCAATTGATTTTAGTACTTACGATTCGGTACGTATGCAGATCAGACCTGCTTGGATTAAAAAACATGGTAATAGTCCAATGGTACCACTGTTAGAGTTGACAACTGATAATGGTGGTATTGAAGTAGTAACCACTACTCTTACTATGTTTATTTCTGCAGCTGACACGGCTGCATTAACTTTTAATGAAGGCCGTTATGACCTGGAACTAGTTACTGATGCTCTTGTCGGACCTCCGGTAGTTGCTGAAGTGGTTGACAAGATTCTTGTTGGCTTAGTAAAGGTTACTGGCGAAATAACATTATGAGCGATACAGCTGTTGTAAACGTAGTCCCAACAGTAGTAACCGTTACAGTGAATAGTAATCAACCCACTGTAACTATTACTGATAGTTCTATTGCTGCAATAACTGTTACAGATAATTCTACCTCTCAAGTCACAGTTATAGGCAATGTAACCCCTCAGATTACTGTTACCGGCGCAACACCGGTTACTGTTCTTGGTGATGAAAAACCCATTGTTACAGTAAGTGTTGGTGGTCCAATTGGTCCTACTGGTCCTACAGGCAATACCGGAGCAACAGGCGCCACTGGAGCTACTGGAGCTACTGGTGCTGGGGGTGTGTATACTACCAATCAATTAGTAGCATTATTAGGAAATAACTTAACAGCAGCTCAGATGACTGCTAGCCTTGAGACTGATCTAAACAAATTAGCTGCTCTATGGACAACCATTGGTACTGATTTATTATTAACCTACCCACAAGGGGTTTCTTTAGTAGATACTTCAGTAATACAGACTAATGCTCTAATTGCCAGTACTGCTGTTGATATTAAAGCTGATACTGCTGGCAAGTTAGAAGTAAGAGCTTCTAGTATTGAGCAAACAGCATCACAAATTAGTCAGAGTGTTATTGATTTACAAATAAGTGCAGCTGGAGATCTGGCTGTGCAAACATCTCGGATAGATCAAACAGCTGCAGATATTTTATTATTAGTAAGTGATGTAAGTCAAATCAATGGACCAGCTGGTGATATTGTTGCACTGCAGTCTTCTATCGATATTAATGCTGCTGGTATTGTTTTAGAGGCTTCAGAGAGAATTACTACTAATGCTGGAATGCTTTTAAACCAAGCTAATCTTACTATTCAAGGAGATCTTATTGATCTACAAGTAATTGCAACTGATAGTGTTACAGGTCGAGTAAATATTGCAGAAACTACAATTTCAGCTAATCAAATTCTTTCCCAAGTCAACAGCACGAAACTTGGTGCAACAAAATATTCTTTAGAGGCCACCCAAACTTTATTGGCTAATCAATTTGCAGTAAACATTGTTGAAGATGGTAATGGTAAATCTTATGCAACCGGTTTTCAGTTATTACTTAATCCTATTTGGCTCAGTGGCGAAGACTACCCATTAGAAATTAAAGTTGTTTATGGTAATGTAGTTTATCTTTGTATTTTGGCTCATACGTCTGCTGCAGGCAATGCTCCTGGTGTAGACCCGGCTTATTGGACAGCTCAACCAGATGATACTAAATCAGAATTTATTGTTAACGCTGACACTTTTAAAGTGTTAACCAGTACTTCGGCTGATCCTGTATTTTCAGTAGCTGGTGATGTTATTAGTTTAAATTCTACTTATGTAAATATCCCCACAACTTTAATTGTTGGTTCAATTGGTGCAGATCCTGCATCTGTTAAGTCAGCTTTAAGTTTAGCTGCTATGGCTTATTTATCTTCTGTTGGTTTTAGCAACCTAGATGGCACTATTATTTCAGGAACTAAAATTCAAACAAGTTTAATAAATACTGGAGCAATAACTGTTGGGGAATTAAATGGCGGTGCTGCAGTTCTTGCTGATGCTGCAAATGGGGTACTTGGCTACAATTCAACGGTACTCTGGAAATATCCAGGACAAACCTTTATTGATGGCGGAAAGATTTATACTAATTCTATTACTGCAAACCAAATAAATGTATCTAATTTAGCCGCTCTTTCTGTTAATACTGGTTTACTGAATGTTGGAACCACTGGAAGCCTTAGAGGGGGTAAAACTTCGCATGCTGATCCAACTGCTGGTTTTTGGATGGGCTATGATGGTGGGACCTATAAATTAGCTTTTGGTAATTCCTCCAAAAGTATTCTTTGGAATGGCTCTACTTTAACTGTTACCGGTGATATTATTGCTACTGGTAATATCCAAGATCTAGCTGTTAATACTGGTAAACTTGACGCTAATGCCGCAACAGAGATTACTGGAGATAGTGGACTTTCTACTGATTACACTTTAACTCATAATTTTTCTACACATTCTACTGCAAACATATCCGTACAGTTTTCTATGGTAGGGTATACTACTTGTACTGTTAATTTTTATGCAGGTACAACACTCATATGGTCTGCTGGTGGTGAGGGAGGAATGTACTCTGGTGGCAGAACTTGGTCAACAGTAGCAGCCGGTTCATATTCTTTTAAAGTACAGGGTACTTTAGGTGGCGCAACAGGCTATCCTTGTATTATAGTAATGATTTCATATAAGTAGGAATTATGCAAAATAATGAATATACAGTTTTTAATAAAGTAACAGGTAAAGTTGTAAAATACTTAGGTTGTTCGCTTCATCAAGCTAAACTTAATTTTGATCCAGTCACAGAAATTTTATGTGATCAAAGGTATGAAGAAACTTGTATAATTAATCCTGAAACTTTAGTTGTTACAGAGCCCACAATACCTTATCCAGAATTTCCTGTTACTAATTTGTTCAGTTTAAAACAATATGTAGATTCAGAAGATAATTTTAATAAAGCAATTATTAATTTAGGTGAAGAACCTGTTGCTTTTAAAAAGAAATACTATACAACTTTCCGTAAGTGGTTATACCCGGATTCAAATGATTATTTAGATATACAGTTTAAATTGCGTAGTGATGACCCAAAAGAAAGAAAAAAAAGTAAAGAGCAACTTAAAGCATATGATGCTGTTTGTCGTTCAGCTAAAAATAGATTTCCAAAAGAATAGTAAACATATTTAAATAGGATATATCACATGGAAGATACAGCTAAAACAAAACTTACTGATTGGGCTAATGAGCCATCTATCGCTGATTTGAAACAAAATTTAGATGATGCCCGGTCGGACTATGATAAGCATATCAATAATGTTGATACCTGGTTAGAGAATTTAAATATTACTGGAGCTGCTAAGATTACCACTGCAAAAGGTAGATCTTCTGTTGTGCCCAAGGTTATCCGGAAGCAGGCTGAATGGCGGTACTCTTCTTTATCTGAACCATTCTTAAGTACTTCAGATATTTTTAATGTAAATCCAATTACTGCTGGTGACCGAGACCGGGCTAAACAAAATGCTCTGGTACTGAATAATCAGTTTAATACTAAGATAGATAAAGTAAATTTTATTGATGCCTATATCCGGGATGCTGTTGATCTAGGTACTGTCATTGTTAAAGTAGGCTGGGATTCAGAAGAAGAGGAAGTTGAGGAAGAGATTCCTGAATACGAATTTATTCCTATTACTGATCCGGAAGTACTGCAGCAAACTATTCCTAAATACATTCAGCTATTGCAACTTAAGAAAGATAACCGGGATGTGTACGAAGAATACAGCAATCCCGGGATGGATCAAACATTACAAATATTTGCTACAACTGGCCAGGCGGTTACACCCAATCAAATTGGTGTTCGTATTGAGAAAGTAATGAAGGAAACAAAGAATCAACCAGTTCTTGAAGTGATGGAGCATAAAAATCTTGTTATGGATCCGTCCTGCGGTGGTGATATCCGTAAGGCAGGTTTTATTGGTGAGACTTTTAAAGCTTCAGTAGCCGGTTTAAAGAAAGACGGTAAGTATCATAATTTAAAGCATATAAATAAAGAAGCCTCTTCTCCTTTAACTGATCCGGATTATGAAGAGACACCTGATAATGATTCTTTTAATTTTACTGATGAACCCCGTAAGCAGTTTACCGTGCAACAGTACTGGGGTGACTGGGATATCCATGGTGATGGTACAGTAGTACCCATTGTTGCTGCTTGGGTCAATGATCGTAAGATCCGTATGGAAGAGAACCCTTTCCCGGATAAAGAACATCCCTTTGTTAAAGCAGTGTATTTACCAGTACGTAAATCCCTTTATGGTCAACCTGATGGTGAATTACTGATTGAGAATCAACAGATTATTGGTGCTACCACTCGTGGTATGATTGATCTTTTGGGTCGATCAGCTAATAGTCAGACTGGTATGCAACAAGGTTTCCTTGATTTTACTAATAAACGTAAATTTGATAGGGGTGAGGATTATGTATTTAATCAGGTAATGGATCCCCGTCAAGCAGTATATATGCACTCCTTTCCGGAAATACCTGCTTCAGCCCCCAATATGATTGCTATGCAGAATGCTGATGCTGAGAGTCTTACCGGTGTGAAGGCCTTCCATTCGGGTATAAATAGCCGTGCATTAGGCGATAGTGTCGGAGGTGGTAGGGATGCCTTAGATGCAGCTAGTAAACGTGAATTTGGTATACTTAGGCGCCTTGCATTAGGTATAATCCAGATTGGTCGTAAGATGATCAGTATGAATGCTGAATTCTTATCTGAAGAAGAAATTATTAGAGTAACCAATGAAAGATTCATTCCGATCCGTAGAGATGATCTTGCTGGTCATTTTGATCTTGAGTTAAGCATAAGTACTGCTGAAGCTGATAATAAGAAAGCAGAGGAATTAGCTTTCATGCTTCAGACTACCGGTAATAATATGGACCCTGATTTAAGGAATATGATTCTTGCTGATATTGCTACTTTAAGAAAGATGCCTGGTATGGCTAAAAAGATTGAAGAGTATGAGCCCAAACCTGATCCAATTGAAGAAGCAAAGAGAGAATTAGAAATATATCTACTTAAAGCTCAGATTGCTAAAGAAGAAGCATTGGCAACCAAGCATGCTGCTGAAGCGGAATTGAATGGGGAGAAGGGTTATCGTGAGATTACTCAGGGTAAGCTTAATGAGGCAAAAGCAGGTACTGAAGGTGCTAAAACAAGAGATATTTCCAGTGCTGCTGATAACAAAGATTTAAGTTACTTAGAGCAAGAATCCGGGGTAAACCAAGCCCGAGAGTTGGAAAAGTTAGATGTAAAAGCACAAAATGATTTGACTACTAAAATTATATCCGATACCGTTAAACCAGATACAGTAGGAGAATAATTATGAATATTTTTCAGACACCTGATGAAAAAGTACCAGATTGGATTTTTAGACCCACTCCAGAGCAGCAACTATTAGAAACAGATGTAGCTAAAGAACGGATTCGTAATCCAGAAATAGCACAAAACCAAAAAAGTATAGTGGATCCCAAAACAGAGCACACTATAATTGCAGAACACTATGCTAATGTGGGCAAGCAACTTTTAGATTTTACTGTTAATGAATTTGGTCCAGATGTTGCTAAAGAGTTTATGGCTAATGTCGGGGGTAACATTGAATTTTTAGGTAGAACTTTTGAAAATAATGCTATCCAAAAAGTAGGGCAATCGTCTGAGGATTATTGGAGAGCTAAACAAACGCAGTCTTGGCAAGAAATGAACGCAGCTAAAAAGGCAGCAGCAGGAGTGACAATGGACCCTTTTAATGCTCTTACTGGCGGTTTAGGAAAAGCTGTAAAACCTGCAGTTGGTTTTGTTAAAGCAGGTACTAAACTCCTCGGCCCAAAAGCTATGGCGGCTTTACAAGCCTTTAAAGTAATTACTGGTGCGGAAGACGCAGAAGATATACTACAAAATCTAACGGATGAATAAAAATACTACTGCCTGACCAGTATATTTATACTCAGGTATAACCTATAATAGCTCACTGCAGCATATCGCAGGAGGACACAAAGAGGAATAAAATTATGACAAATTTAGAAAAGATTGAGTTAAACATTAGAGCAGAACGGGACAAAGTAGAACTGGCTGATGCATTGATTTTCCTGGAGAAAAACAAACACTTTAAAAAGTTATTTACTGAGACTTATTTAAGGGACTTTGCTCTGGGTATGCTGACGTTTACTGCTAGTTTGCAGGCCCAGGAACCAAAGGTTCAGGCTCATGCTCAGTGTCAGCTTACGGGTGTTGCTGGTTTACAGCAATTTTTGGCTAATGTGAGACAGACTGGTGTTACTGCAAGAGAAGCACTATTTAGTGCAGAACAAGAGCTAGAGAATATCCTAGCCGAAGAGGGGTAACCCATGGCTGTTGCCGAAGAAACAAAAATGGAAGAAGCACCGATTGAGGCACTGGAATTGTCTGATGAAGACTTTGCTAAATTAGAGGGTCCTCCAGAACTTACAGAAAAAATTGTTGAGGAAGAGCCGGAAGAAGAGGTTGATCCTGATGCAGTTAAAAAAGCTGAGGAAGATGCAGAAGCTGAAGCAAAAGCCCAGGAAGAAGCTGATGCAGCTGCTAATAAAAAGGCTGAAGAGCTTGCAGCTGAAGAAGCCAGTAAAGTTTTCTCAGAAGAAGATAAAGATTTGAAGAAGCCAGAACCAGAAAAGAAAAAAGAGGAGGTTGAAACTGACCTTGAGGCGGATTCGGATAAAAAAATTAAAACAGATAAAAAAGAAGACAAAGAAGTAAAGTCTGATAAAGCGGGGATTGATTATAAAGCTGAGTATGAAAAGATCACTGCTCCATTTAAAGCAAATGGTTATGACATGGCTGTAAAGAATACTGATGATGCTATCCGTCTTATGCAGATGGGAGCCAATTATCATAAGAAGATGGCCGGTCTTAAACCTTCAATGCGCATTCTTAAGTTACTCGAAAAGAATGGCCTGATGGAAGAGAATGATCTTAACTTTTTAATTGATCTACACAACAAAAATCCAGAGGCAATTACTAAACTGGTTAAAGACAGTGGTATGGATCCTTTGGATGTAAATGTTAAAGATGACAGTAAATATACTCCGACCCAACATACTGTTAATGAATCAGAACTTGATTTAGACGCTGTACTTGAAGATATTCATAGTACGCCCACCTATCAGGATACCCTGAATGTAATAACGAATGTATGGGATCAAGACAGTCGTAACATCATTGCCAACTCACCTCAAATTATTAAAACAATCAATGAGCACGTTGCCGATGGGACCTATGATAAAGTCATGAAAGCCGTAGAGTATGAACGCAGCATGGGGAATTTAACTGGGATATCTGATATTCGTGCGTATAAACAGATGGGTGATCAGCTATACAAAGCAGGGCAGTTTAAAAAGGAGGAAACATCTCCTGTAACAGAAACTAAACCTGAACCAGTTATTGCTCCAACTAAAATCGATTCTAAAGCAGAGGAAAAACGGAAAGAACGCAAGAAGGCTGCTAGCCCTACTAAGAGTAAAGGTACTCCAGCAGTCGTATCGTATAATCCTTTATCCATGTCTGATGATGATTTTGCTAAAATTGACCCTAATGATTTTAAAGTAAAATAATCTATTAAACAAGGAAATATAAAATGGCACTACCTGACGGTGGACGAGGCTTTGTAACAGGCGGAGCGGCGTCTGATATAGGTACTCAGCTAGTAACTGAGTATTATCAGAAAAAAGCTCTTATTGAGCTGAAAAAAGAACAGTACTTTTCCCAGTTGGCTGATGTAACGGCCATGCCCAAACACATGGGTAAAACAATTAAACGGTACCATTACATGCCTTTACTTGATGATGCGAATATCAATGATCAGGGATTGGATGCTGCTGGTGCAACAACGACTTTTGAATCTACCATTACTGTTGCAGGTCCGGACGGTGAAGGTACCCTTGGCGCAGGAATGAAAGAATATTTTGTTGGTAACCATGCATCAGTTGATGCAACAGCTATTACTGCTGCAAAGACAGCTTTTGTTGCCTGGATCCAATCACAATTTCCTGATCAGTATGCAACCATGGCCCATGCTTCTGTTGCAGCCGATTATGCCATTCAGGCAGCTACCGGTGAAGCAATTCAGGTTGATACTATTACCCTGGTTACTCTTACTACTGATGATGTAATTACTATCACTTGGGATGGAGTAGATCTTGAATTTACTATGGCTGGTGTTCAGACTATTGATGCTGCTCTGGCTGGTTTGATTGCATCCCCAAATGCTGCAAACTACGCAGCTATGCCTTTCACCCTTGCTCTTGCTACCGGTACCGGTACTAATGGTGGAACTCTTACTGCAACTTTTGATCGTGCTGGCTATCAGGCTAGTCGTGTAGCCTGTACAATAGCTGGTACTGGTACTGAGTCTGTTGCAGAAACTGTAGAAGGTGCTAATACTATTTACGATCTGGGTTATGAAACAACCCTGAACACTTCTGTAAATGGTGCTGGTAATCTTTATGGTTCCAGTAAAGATGTTGGTTATATCTCCGGTAAACTCCCTGCACTGACCGAGGTTGGTGGAAGAGTTAACCGTGTTGGTTTCAAACGTATTACTCTGGAAGGATCTATTGAGAAATTTGGTTTCTTTGATGAGTACACCCAGGAATCTCTGGACTTTGATACTGATGCTGAGATGGCCATGCATATTAACCGTGAAATGCTCTTTGGTGCCAATGAAATTACCGAGGATGCTCTGCAGATTGATCTGCTTAACGGTGCTGGTGTTATTCGTTATGCCGGTGATGCTTTAAGTAAAGAGGATATGTCTGGTGTTGCTTCTACCCTGACTGAAGTTGATTATGATGATCTAAGTAAGCTTTCCATTGATCTTGATAACAACAGATGTCCTAAGAACACCAAGATTATAACCGGTTCCCGAATGGTTGATACAAAGGTTATTAACTCCGCCCGTATTATATATATTGGTTCTGAGTTGATTCCTACCATTGAAAAGATGACTGATCATTTCAGTAACCAGGCATTTATCCCGCTGGCACATTATGCGGCTGCTGGTTCTGAGATTAATGGTGAAATCGGTACCATTGGACATTTCAGAATTGTTGTTGTTCCTGAGATGATGCACCATAACGGTGCTGCCGGTTCCGTAGGTATCGCTGAGGGTGTTAACTCTGGTTATCGTGTAACTGATGGTTATTATGATGCGTATCCGATGCTTGTTGTTGGTGATGCTTCATTTACTACTATTGGTTTCCAGACCAGCGGTAAAAGCACCAAGTTTACCATCTTCCATAAGAAACCAGGTAAAGAGATGGTTTCCACGCAGGATCCTTACGGTGAATCTGGGCTTATGAGTATCAAATGGTACTACGGTTCCATGATTTTGCGCCCAGAACGGTTGGCCGTGTTGTGGACTGTTGCACAGTGGTAAAATCAACTTGACACTAAGTGTTGAGTAAAATGTAATTTACTCTCTTCCCCTTTAATTAGGGGAAGAGTTTCTTTAACAGTAACCTGACACAAATAAAGGTGGACAAATGGCAAAGCAAGCAACAGAATTAAGTCTTTTAAAAGATAGAGCAACACTAATGGGTATTAAATTTCATCCTTCAATTGGAGTAAAGTCTTTGAAAGAAAAACTCAATGCAGTACTCAACTCGGAAGAAGAAGTAGAAGAGATGGTTGTACAGAAACCCAAGCCTCGATTTAAACAGAAATCAGAAGCAACCCGTAAAGCGGAAAGTAATACCCGGTTGAGAAAAACAGCAAACCGGTTAGTTCGTATAAATTTAACATGCATGAATCCAAACAAAAAAGATTGGCCTGGAGAAATACTTAGTATCAGTAATCGAGTTATTGGTACTATTAAAAAGTTTGTTCCTTTTAATACTGAAGTCGGATATCATGTACCAGCAGCTATTTTAAGATTGGTGCAGGAACGAAAATACCAGGCTTTTAAAGAAATTAAACTACCCAATGGCCAGAAACAGAAAAGAGGCCATTTGGTTAAAGAATTTGCAATTGAAATTTTAGATCCCTTAACTCCACAAGAACTGAAAGACCTAGCCCAACGCCAGGCGATGGGTAATAGAATAGAAGATTAGGAGTCATAAATGGCAAACTTAGAACTTGATCCAATCGAAGTACAACCAAATGTTACTTTGGCTGTACCGGATGTTGAGCAGCTGACCACCAGTAGTATTACAGGTACTGGGGTATTTGATAAGTTTATGGCTGTTGTTAAGCTTCATTTGCTTGATGAATACAATAATGACCGTATTACTGGTGATGAGTACTCTAAGGTCTATTTAGGGGCTCTCAGTGCTGTTATGCAGCAGTCAATTGCTTTTTTAACCAACCATCAAAACAGTGAACGGATAAGGGCAGAAATCGGCTTAGTACGGCAAAAGACTGTTACTGAACTTGCCCAGACTGATGAACTGATATTAGCTGGTTTAGGCTTTAATGATTCAACGGCTGTTGAAGGCCTTGTGGCTTTAGAAAAACTTCAAGCAGCACAAGTTACACTGAAGACAACTGAAGAGACAGATCTCATTACAGCTCAAGAACTAAAAGTTAATGAAGAAAAAGCTCTTATAATTTCCCAGGAACTAAAAGTAGACCAAGAAGCTTTACTGATTAATTCTCAGGAATTAAAAGTTGATAAAGAAACACTGCTACTAGTAGCCCAGGAATTAAAGGTTGATCAGGAAACTGCTTTACTGCTTGCTGAAACTGGTAAAGTTACCAATGAGAAAACTAAAATTGATCAAGAAGTAGCAGTAATGACCCAAGATGTTTTAAATTCAATTACTGAGGAGCGTCTACTTGAGCAAAAAATAGTAACTGAACTATCTAATACCAGTGATGTTAAACCACAAACATTAGGTGAAATGGACAGCACTTCTATCATTTCTGGTTTAGCTGCTGCTCAAGTTATTAAAACAGCATCAGAATGGGCTTTGTTAGATCAAAAGAAAGCTACTGAATTGGCACAGATTCAAGACTTAACTGCTGGAGCCGTAGCCGTTGCTGGAGTAATTGGTAAACAGAAAGCTTTATTCCAAGCTCAGACTGATGGATTTACTCGGGATGCAGAACAGAAAGCAGCTAAGCTTATGGTTGATGCTTGGTCAGTTTCTGCTACTATGGGTGTTGGTACAGTTAAATCAGCCAATCGTTTAGATGATCCTAATCTTGGTGCAATGTTGGATGTTCTTCTGGCTGGGGCAAATGTTACACCAATTCCTTAATTAACTAATGGGGGCTTAATTAGCCCCCATTACTGTAGGAGCTTATGGCAACTAGAGTTACAGTAGCAACCGCAACAATGCAGCTTATGGAGCCTGATAATTCTCCTGTAGAGAATGCTGTCCTTTCTGCCGTTTTATCTGGCAACAATATAAGCAACAGTTTAACTAATATTGTACTAGGTGGTATGGCCACCAAAGTAGCCGGCTTTATGGGCTATGCTGAACAGTTTTATACTCTTGGTTTACCACAAGGAACTACTGATACTTTATTTACCGCCCCTAAAGCTGATGTTGCAGCTGCAATTGTTACTGATATGATCTTACCCCTTGGAGTACAAGTTGAAGCATACTTCACAGATCCTTTATCGATCTACTATCTTGTTCTACCATTTTTAACTGCTGACCGAACCTATGATTATTTAACTCAAGAAATAACTACCTTTCCTGCAGGAATGACTATTCCTACTGTTAGTTCCACTGGTGCCTTAGCAATTAATAAAGTCACTTTGTATGAACTGTCTTTAGCTGCAGATAATGTTACAGTTACCATTACTTATAAAATTCTAACCTCTTACGTTGTTCTCCACTCAAAGGCTAATGCTACCGTTGAATCAGATCCTGCTACTTATTACAATGAAGACCAGGTAATCAGTTCCAGCTATGAATTAGGTGCTGAATACTGTATGGCCTCTTATTACGAGCTGGATGCTGGTGGCGCAACGACCCTGCCACTCAAATGGTGGGCATATAAACTTTCCGATGGCACACATCCAGCTTTAAGTGGTACCGTTACAATACAAACTTCTACTGATTTTATGCCAGTGGTTCCTATTAGAAGAGTAAATATTGATCTAACTTCTGCACCCTATCAGAGTACTCAACAATATATTACCGGTAAAGCTTTACTAAAGAAAATAAAATTAGATATTGATGAGATTGCGACCCAAATAAATGATAACCCAGATAAAGATGATATTGATCATGCTTATGTAATGTTTGGGGTTAATATGCAGACTACCAGTAATGCAGGCATCTGGTACCTTGGAGAATTCTTTGAACATATTGGTGCCTTAACAACTGCTACTGCTTGGACCCATGTGGATGATATTCTTAATGGAGATTCAACAGTAAATGTTAATACTAAACAAACCTACACCATGAATACCTCTCTTGTGGAGTATGGCCTTAAACTTAAAATTGAATTCTTATATATTACTACAGTTTTTATTGTTGGTTCAATTGGGGCTATTGGCACTGCCACTAAGACTTTTACCCGGAATACTGTTGGTGATGTTTATAATTTAAGCTCTTGGGATGATAATTCTAAAGTAGTCTTCAAATTACAGACAGAAGCTAATTTATATAAAGAAGTAACTGTATACGCTCCCAGACATAATAATGACATATGGACCGGGCATTCAGTTAATACTTACCTTAATGATGTAATCGATGATGCAGATAATTTAAACTTTATTGTACCAGTGCATTACGGTGTATCTTTCAATATGAATAAGATAATGCAAAATCAACTTTATCAAGAAGCACTTATACTGGTTATTAATGCTGTAGATGTTGTTAAGCTTAAATGGTATGAATCTAGTTTGTTTAAATTTATCTTTTTATTTGCATCTCTTGCTTTTGCATTATGGTCTGCTCAGCCTTGGTTGTTAGATCTTGCTACTGCAGCTTCGGCAGGTTATATGGCCGTTATTAATTTTATCCTACCTCAAGTTGTTTTTGGAGTAGCTTTAAATTATGGTGTACAGCTTATTGTAGAAGCCATTGGGCCAGAAGGTGCTGCAATTTTAGCAATTCTTATTTTTGCTATTACAGCATTTAAAGGGCCCTCCAGTTCTGGTATATCTGTATTCGGTAAAGACATGCTTACTTCTGATATATTATTATCCATGGTTCCTGCATTGTTAAATAAGAGTAATGAGTTTATAGCCGGTCAGTTAGAAAACCTAAAGCAAGAGTATGATAATTTCTTATTGGCTGCAGAAAAGCAATGGGATGAGTTAGCACTTATTCAAGAAGAACTTGAACCTAATTTATTGGCTGAGAATCTTTTAATGGCACAATCAGCCAGGTTATTACAGCATCCTATAACAGATCCAGAAAAGTTTTATGAGTACACAATTCATGCAGGCAATATAGGTACTGTTGTTGCACATGATATCGTACCTAATTTTTTTGATATGTCTTTAAAATTACCTGAACCAAATAATTATGCTTTTGCTAATATGGCAAATATAGGTTAATAATAAATAAATAAATTTTAATAAGGGGACTGACTATGGCAAACAATAACGGTCAATTTAATTTTGATTTTGATATAGATGAAAATTTATTTAAAACCGATGTAGGCAAAACATATGGGTCTTCTCAGAATCAGAATTTTGTTAATCAAGGTTTTGGTTTAGGAGATTTAGCAAATCTTAACACTAATCCTCTTAATCTTCCTGACTACGATGGATTTAAGTTTTGGGGTAAAGGAGGTGTTGATGAGTTTGGCAGATATAGAGCTACTGGTATGGAACACCTTGGCGGATACCAAGATCCTCTTACTAAAATGAAACATGGTAGTTGGGCTGGTGGAGCATTTGATGCTCTTGAAGGGGGAGCTAAAGTTTATCTTGGTTTGAAGAAACTAGGACTGGCTGAAGATTCTTTTAACTTCCAGAAGCAAGCATTCAATAAAAACTATGCTGCTCAGAAACAATTAGTTGAGGCAGATTTTAATTGGCGTGAAAATGCAAGAAAACTAGCCAATGCTTCTTACCAGAAAAAAACTATTAATATCTAAGTAGGGGGACAAAATGGCTCAGATTACTTGGCGGAATGTAAATGCACCCTCCTTTGAAGGACCACTGGAAGCAATAGGTGATGCTAATGAAGATATTATTAGTGGGTTTGATCCTTTTAAAAAAATACTTACCGATCATCAAAAACTCCAGGAAGAGAATTTTATTCAACAAGGAGAAAATGTTGATATTGGTATCCAAGCTAACTTACAAAAGTTAAAATCTCTTGGTGAGTTGAACCAAGCAGAAGATGCAGGTCAGTTTGACATTGGTACCATGGAACAAAAATATGGTAAGATGTACTCTCCGGAAAAACTTAAAGCAGGTATATCAGATACTCGTACTGATCTAAGGGCCGATGCACTCAGTATTGCCTCTGGGATTGGTACTCAAGCAGCCAATGATGGTAAAGATATTACTCTTGGTTCAAAGGCTGTATATGAAAATCTGATTGCTAAAGGCGCTGATAATGACTGGGCACTGCAACAGGCTTCTAAGTGGGAACAAGGAGCTGGGGTATTACAGAATCGATTTAATAAAGAAAGAACAGATTTTACGCAAGGTATAATTAATGATATTCCTCTTTTCAAGAATCGTACTGATCTTGATGCTCACATAAGTCAATTAAAGAGTAAACATGGCAATATCCTTGATGATAAGGCATTAACTATTGCTGCAACAACTAAATTTAATAATAAACTATTAGATGAAGCAGATACCCGGGCTAAAAAACTTAGAGCAGAAAAAGATATTACTGATAATTCTTTTGGAGCCGGTGTACAGCAGTTACTTAACGGAGGCAGTTTAGAATCAGCTGTTCAGGCTGCAACAAATGGAGTTCCAGGTAAATTAGTTCCTGGATTAACCAGCCAGATAACTAATGCTTATCGACAATTTGCTACAGCTAATCCACGAGAACAAGCAGAATTTACTCGTTACATTGGTGAGATGGTTAATGCCGGTAAACTAATAGAAGCTAATTATAAGAATACTGCAGCTCAATTACAGACTCGTATTGATCGTACTGAATTACCAAAAGGTTCTATGGATCAGGCTATAGCAACAGAACAAGGTCCTTCAGGATATTTAGATGCAGTTTCAGAACGATTTGAGAAAGGTTTATTTGCCGGAACTGTTAATGCTGTCATGAGCATGTTTGATCCCAGTATTACAGCTACTGGAACAAAAGCAGCTAATGTTGTTGAACAAGAACTAAAAGCAGCTATGAATAGTGGTGCTATTAATCAGCGAACTGCTTTAGCAATTGTTAATGAGTCTGTAAAATTATCTTCTAGCAGTGCAGGTGCAGGTACATATGGTCTAAATGAAAAAGATTTTAATACTAATTTAATCAGGTTAACACGTAATGCTATTGAGAACTATAACGCTAGGACTGATCTTGCTGTAGCACAAAAACAATATTATGAAAACATAACGGCTCATAATAATAGACAGGGTAAAACAACTGAGGCTCTTACAAAAGAAATGTCTGGTGTTGGAGAAAATTATTTAGGCGATGTTTTTAATAAACGCTGGCAAAAAGCCAAACAACAAGATATTAGTGCTGCAATAAATAAGTCTACTACTGAGAAATTTAAAAACTCTCTTATTAATAGACACACAGAACCTTCAAAAAATCCAAATACTTCTGCTATTATTCCTGGAGTAGCTAATCCTAATACAGTGAAAATAGTAGCAGAGCACTTAAAAACAAAATATAATTTACCAACAGATATCACAGATTGGGAAATTGAAGTAGAAACGGGCAATAATAAAATAAGCTATTCTACTAATCAGTTACAGGAAAGCATGAATTCATGGAAAAAAGGAGGAAAAGATCTAGTTAATTTTTGGAAACACGGCCTTAAACCTGCATTACAAACAGCTCAAAATATGTTTCTTACACAGCCCCTTAAAAGCGCTAAAGGTTTTGGTGATTCTGTAGTTTCAGCTCAACAGGATACTATTAAAAACGCAGGTAAACCTCGTTTTTTTCTTAAAGATAAAAACGGTAAACGTATTCAATTAACGCCTGAAGAGTATAAACAATACCAAATTGCTGTTTCAAAATAATACAAGGAATTCTATGGACTTTACTATTGATGAACTCAGAGCAAACTCAGATTTTCAAAATGCTGAGCCAGCTCGTCAACAAGAGATAGAACAAGAATTTTTTCCACAAGATATTTCTCCTCTTACAAAAAAAGAAAATAATCTTATTTCTACTACTGAATTTAAAAAGAGTTTGCTTGGACAACGTACTACTAAAAAGCAAAATCAACATATTACCCTTGATCCTACTACAATTTTTACTCCCCCTAAACCAACTAATATAGAAAGAGTAGGTAGAGGCCTTGTAGAATCCGCAAAAGGTTTTCCAATGCTCGCCTCTGGTGTAGTGGCTGGTGGGGCCCTTGTTGCTGAAAAGATTGTAGGGAAAGGTGGTATTGCTACCAAGATTAAAGAAGCAGCTGCTGGTAAGTATCACGAGATTGAACAAGATATTGGCTCTCAAGCAGAAGCTTCTGATTCCTTTCTACATTCTTATGAAAAAGCTAAAGAAGGTGACTTTGACGCCATGACCGCTTGGTTTTCCCATGCAGTAGGTTATACTGGTGGACAGCTCGCTGGACTTTTATTAGGCGCAGGAGTAATCAAAAATGTAGTAGAGTTTACAGGCAAGAAAGCCGTTAGTAAACTTATGAGTGGTTTGGTTCAAAAAGAAGCTAAAAGAATAGCTAAAACTAAATTAGGAAAGGGAGCTGCTACTGCAAGTATTGAAGAACTTGCTGCTACTGAAGCCGTATCTAAAGCTGCAGTCGCTTCTTTTACCAGTAAAGTAGGTACTCAGTTGGGTATGGGTTCTGCTGGTTTTGGTTTAGAAGCAGGTGAAATCTTTGGTACTTTAGCTCAAGAGGCTGCTCCAACCTGGGCACAGATAGGTAAAGCAGGTACTGCTACTGTAGCTGCTGGTGCTGTTGAATACTTAGATTTACTGTTTAATGTAAAAGCTTTAAAAGGTGGTTTCAGTACCATTGGTGGGTTAGGTAAGAAAGTAAGTGGTGTGGCTGGCAAAGCTACTAGAGTTGGTGTAACCGCTGGTAAAGTTGCTCCTGTTGAGTTTGCTGAAGAGTACGCGCAAACAGCCATCGAACAATGGGGTACCGGTAAGAATCCTTTCTCTGCTGATTCCCGTAGAGAACAGTTTGATGCTGGTATGATGGGGGCTGCTAGTGGACCGGTTGTTAGTGTCGGTGGAATATTTACTCGGTCAGAACAGGAACAGCAAGAATCTACTGAACGTAAAGCAGAACGTAAAGCTCTCAGGGTTAAAGCGAATCCTAAAGCACAATTAGGTTATGAAGATAAATTATCAGCTGCTGTTGAAACAGAAGACATTTCCATGCATAAAGATAATCCTGTATTGGCAGCTGAAGCATTACAACAGATTAATCAAAAGAAAGATCTGGATCCATCGGTTAAAATAACCAATCATGATAAAGCAATAGAGATCCATAATGTAGTAGACGCTGAATTCCAGGAACAAATTAAAGAAGTACAGAAGTACCAGGCAATTAAAGAAGAAAGAGAACTTACTAAAGAAGAGGGTGAGTTAGCCGTCTCTGCAATGAAACAAGCCATGGCCTCTAAAGCCATCATAGATCAGATAGTACCGGTCATCGATAGTATGGGCCGAGAAGAGACTGCTTCACCTGAGAAACTCAAAGAAGTTAAGACAATTCTTAAGGGTTCTGATTCTGTTAAGATCCAGGAAGCTATTCTTACTGTTTTTGGTTCAAAAGGTGATTTTACAGATGCTGATATCAATGAGGTCCTGAATAACCCCAAAATAGACGGTATAACGAAGGTTAAGCTCAAACGCATACTCTCCTATCAGAAAAGTGCCAAAGCGACTCTAGAGGGCCAAAAAAGCCCTATAAATAAGACATCTGTGCAGGTGAACCAAGATATTATCAATGGTAGAATCAAAGATAAATTTAAAGGTATCAAGGGCTACCTGCAATCCATAGCCATTGCAACACAAAATAAGGACACCAAATTAGCTAAATCTCAGTTATCAGATCTTCAGGCATTCACTGAAAGACATGCCATTAAAGCTGATTTATTTCGTAGACTTCAGGATGCAGTAATTAAAGCAAAAGCTAAAACAACTGAAGAACAAGAAGCAGTCATTAAAACATTCTCTGCGGCTGATCAGAAATTCTTAGAACAACTGAACACTGAACGTGCATCAATTGGTTATAATGCCGATTATGACTTTAATACAAACTTTGAAGCTTCAATTCAATCCATGGAGCGTGAGGCTGATTCTCTGTCTGAAGCTCTTTCAGTTGCACAGGATATGATCACCCCTCCCCAAGCTCAGCCTACTGCCGAAAAGGTTGTTCAGTCTGAGACTGAGGAGGAGGAAATTTCTGCAGCGACAGCGGAAGATGTTTCCTCAGAGGAAGTCGGAAGTAATGAACAACCTTTGAGTGCTGAGCAAGAAATAACTTCTTTAGTTAAAACAAATAAAGGAAAATGGGTTACTGTTGATTTTCCTAAATACACTGGTACCTTTAAAGCTCAGGTAACTGGTAATGTGATTCCAGATAGCTTCAGTATAGTTAATGGGGTAAAAACTGTTACTGGTTATAGTATTGAAATAAAAACAAATACAGGTAAAGTTCTTACTGCAACAGCACAAGAATTAGGTTTAAAAGCCTATAAAACAGACCAAGATATTGAAACAACTACACCAGTACAAGAAGATTTTGTAGTTGAAGAGGAAGATACTTTTTTTGGTCAGGATGAATCTGAAACATTCTTAACATTAGAAGAAATGACCAAAGCGGAATTACAAACTCTTTATCAGAATACTGAAAAAACTAATACTGACAGAAGACAAGAAATTGAAGCAGTACTTAGAACAAAGCATGCAACTGAAAAGAAACCAAAGAAAGAAGATGGCTCTAAACCCGAAGAAAATGCTGACGACGCGTCGGCATTTTCTGAGTCTGAGCCATCTACTACTGAACAAGAAGCCTCTCAACCCGAGGATGCTGCGCCTCACGCAGCAGACGAGACTGAGGCTTCTGAAAAACATGTACCCTTAGCTGAACAATTAACTGATAAAACAGGTATTGATAGAGAATCTCTTACCCCAGGTAACACAAATAATACTGATTTAGCCAATAACAGATTATGGGTTAATACGC